GGGCAACAAGGAAGGCAACGGCTGGACCACGCTCACCAACATGGAGACGCCCGAGACTGTGCCGGTGGTATTCAATAGTGACGAAGCCACCATCGAATCACTCAAGGTCCACGATGGCTTTTGCTTCCTCGAAGACATCACCCCGCCGCCAGTGGAGGAAATCATAAATGGCTAAAGACACCAAACTCGACAAGGCCGAGGTCAAGAAGATCAAAGACTTTCTCAAGCAGAAGTCCAAAATCAGCTCTGCCAAGATGGATTCTATCTCCGACTCCGAAACCGACCGGCGCAAGGTCGCCAGGGCTGTGCTGCGTGAGCACGGCATGAGCGAGGAGCATATTAGTAAATTATCTATATGAAAAAGTTTTTTCTTTTTCTATTTCCATTATCCCTCCTGGGAGCAACAAATGACATAGGTCCACTTATGACCTATAATTCTGTTTCAAATTATCTGCGAACAAATACACTTAGTGCGACTTCAATAGACACTAATCTGCTAAGTTTTTCTGGAGGTATTCTTAGTGTAAATACTAACTGGATGCTTACAAATGTAAATGTGGAATTTTTCGGAGGATATAGAGAAACAAACTATGTGGATTTTCTTGACCTTTCCTCGCAGCTTTCCAGCTTTGCAGATAAATCTTTTGTAACAAACTATACTGGACTTACACTTTCGAATTATATTGCCCGAGGGTCTGTTGATACTAATGATTTTGCCTATGATGGAGTTTCCCTTGTTCTGCAAACAAATTGGGATGATGTTACAATAAGTGCTTCTAGTGTTCCATCTGGTCCCTCCGAGCCAGCTTTTCAGTATCTTACAGGCTCTACTAACCTCCAAGTAAGAATATTCCAAGGAGGAGGATCAACAGAAGACAGAGCGACTTTTACTTTCCAATTTCCTCATTCTTATGTTGAGGGTTCAAATATCAAACCTCATATCCATTGTATAACCACTAACCAACTCACAGCATCTTCAAACGTAGTATTTAGTTTAGAATATAGATGGATTGGAATAGGACAATCTGTGACTAATGATAGTATAATTATAGTTACTAATGCTGTTCCAACAAACTCCTGCACACATTTTTTAATAGACTTGGGGACAATTACAAACTCAGGACAAGGAATTTCTTCGCAGTTTATAGGAGAACTAAAAAGACGCAATTCAAATGCTTCAGACAATCTTGACTATGGACTTGGTTTTCTGGACTTTGATGTTCATGTGTTAGTAAACTCACTAGGATCTGTGAATGAAACTTCCAAGTAATCTTATGCCAGAAGAAATGATAACGCCATCCGCGTTTAAAGCACTTATAGATCGAATGGAGGCTATGGAGTTGCAATTAAAGCAACAAACAGATTCTTTAAAACAACTCACTGAAGTGTTAGTGGGGAAACTTGATGGGACAACAGGAGCATTGCCAAGGTTAAATACCTTGTGTGCTGCTTTCGAGTTGTGTAAAAGGGATTGTGAGAAAGAACAGAAAGTGCTTTCTGATAGGATTTCGAGCCTTGAAAGGTTGTCGTGGTATGGGAAGGGAGCAATGGCCTTGGGTGGTGGGATACTTGCACTAGTGGGGCAAAAACTTCTGGAACTTTTAGGCAAGTGAAAGTTGTTTTGTATAAAAGTCCTGGATTTATTAGCCAGCTTATTAGGTGGCAAACTAGGTCTGTTTATTCTCACGCTTCTTTGTGGTTTGTTTCAAGAAACCTACTATGTGAGTCTCAATATGGAAAAGGAATTATATTCGTTGATAATCCTACTTTCACTTGTGAAGTGGATGTGTTTAGGATTAGTGGTGATTTTGACTATGCAAAAATTCTGGAGTTTATTGAAGCCCAAAAAGGAAAAAAATATGACTACTCCTCAGTTTGCAGATTTATTTCACGAAGACAAGAAAGTAGGAAGTCTAAAGGAAAGTGGTTCTGTTCGGAGCTTGTTTTTGCAGCATTGCAAAAAGGAGGTTTAAAGTTACTTGAGAGATGTGAACCTTGGGAGGTTTCCCCTGGTTTACTAAGTATGTCACCATTTTTAGTTTATGAAAAAACACTTAACAGTAATAATGGCAGTTAGTATTCTAACTGGGTGTTCAACTATTAACTATGAGGATGCTGAGACTAAATTCTCTCGAACTTCATTTGGAAACAAGCTTTCTATCGGCAAACTTGAGGTAGAATCTAAAGATGGACTAAAAGTTGTCAAGATGGAAGGTTATTCCAATGACCAAGTTGAAGCTATAAAAATCGCTGTGGAAGCTGCTGTTGCTGCTGCTGTTAAAGCTGCTGTTCCTGTGGCTCCATAATGAGGGTTAGGTTTTAAGTGCTTTTTCCTAACCCTCTTTATTTATGATTGGACAACCTTTTGCAAGAACCTCCGCAACATTGGTAGATATCCAAACTACTAGATTGCTTGCACCTAATTGCAAGAAGTTAAAAACTTTTCTTGTAATTCCAGCAATCTCTCTATCTAGGCCAGATTGGATAGGAGCTTCAGTTATTTGTTATCAAATAAACTACATGCTTCCCTGGAGTTTTAGATTTATTGGCTGGAAACAATTAAAAAGACTTGCAACAGCGTTAAATTTTAGTCTTTGTATTAGATGGAGAGTAGGGCATACAGTTTATAGATATAAACTTTTCAGTGCTGTAGGAGAAACTTCATTGTTTGTTCCAGACTATGCAGGGGAAATTATTGGCCCTCATTGCTGCTTGGAACTTTGGAGCAGTTTTTTATACACATCTTTCACAAGTGTAGTTCCAATTCTTCTACAGCTTAATAAGTTACTTTATCCTTCTAGTTGTCATGATTTTACAGATTTTGCTGTGTCAAATGTTACTGTTTGTGAAGATTCTCTTTATATAAATGGAGTAACTTCTATTACTGCTGACAACTTATTTATTACTGCTGATAGTGTTGACATAACTGCCGATGCTGATGGGACATTTTCTGATCCTCTTTTTGGCTTGCCTAACACTTTTTCTCTCTGTTCTGCTTGGTATTCGAATGGTTCAGGAATTACTGCGGACTCAACATCAATAACTGCGGATTCAACAACGATTTTAGCATCTGATGAAGGATAATAATATGAGAAACAAAATTATTGCAACACTTGGTGTGTTTGTTGTTTGTGGGTTAAGTTACGCGACGCAGCAAGTAATTAACAACTCCCCCGCCGGAGGAGGAACTGGAGATACTTTATATACAGCATTTGGAAAAGTTAACGATAACTTTGATGAGTTGTATGCTAACATGACAAATTATGTTAGTTTTACAAATACCATCACAGGTTTTACAAATACGATAACTTCCTTTAGTGCCTCGCAGCTTACTAATGCTAACGCCTATGGTTGGAGAGATGGATTAGAGCTATGGGAACAAGTAACCAACACGACAGCATTAGGTTGGAGATCTGCACTTGCTCTTGGCGAGCAAACGACGAATACAACTGCCGCAGCATGGCGTTCGGCTTTAGCATTGAGTGAAAACACAACGAATGCCAATGTTGCAATAGCTGCTGGAACTTCTGGTTATCTGCCAATTTATATTTCAACAAATTCAATAGGAGATTCAACAATCCTAAAGAGTGGAGCTAATTATGGTGTTGATGGCGGGTGGCATATTGGAACTGCAATTGGTGCTGCTGGAGACAACAATCTATTGGTTGATGGTAATGTTGGTATTGGCATTACTCCGCTAAATCGCATTTCATTATACTTAGGAAAGTCATTCATAAATCCAACGTCTGATTCCTATGGATTGTATAATTCCTCCATCTTTGGAGTTACAACAAATTCATCCTTAAATTGGTATGGATCATTTACAATTTTGAATAGCTCCTATGTTGGAACTGGAGCGACAAATAGCGGCAGGATATTTGGTTCATATGTCAATGCTGCAATCGACAATGCCAACCATTTAGGGGTAGCTGAGTATTTGTATGGAAAATACATAAAGCATGGTCTTGATGCCACCAGTCCTGGGACTGTGAATAATTCTTACGGATTAATGATTGAGGGATCTAGGGCTGGTGGAACAGTTGGAACGTTGTGGGGTGTTTACGAAAGCGGCAATGATAAGAACTACTTCGGAGCCACCGCAACAGGATTCGGCACCACAAGCCCAGCCGCGAAAGTGGCAATCAATGGTGGGCTGCACGTTGGAGGTGATAGTGATCCAGGTGACAATAATGTATTAGTGGATGGTTACATTCTGAGAGAGTGTTCTCCGACATATCCATATTATCTTGATCTTCAAAGCACCGGCACGATGGGAGCTAGACTCAAGACAACAGCCGCAGGAGGCGCATATTATTATTCTGATTGCTTCGATGGAACTGCGGCAGGACTTGTTATGGCTTCCAATGGCACAAACAAGTGGGTATTTGGTTCTTTCGGGGCAGATGTAGCCACCTATTTGACTTGGTATAGCGTTGCAGACTCAAAAAATGGGATGTATTTATTCTCTGGATCAGCTCCATATCTTTCAATTCCGAATGGAGGCTTGCATGTGGGTGGAACAAGCAACCCAGGTGATAACAACATTGTCGTTGATGGCAATAGCTATGTTGCCGGAACAAATTACGCAACTGTTGTTCGTGGAACTAACTACCTATCAAACGATGGGTCATTGGGGGGAACAATGACGTTTACAAATTATACAAGAACTTCTGACGACTCAGGCATGATTACTAACGTATGGTCTTTTAAAAACGGATTATTTATCACGAACACAATCACTCAATAACATGAAAAAACTGTTCATCATAATCTTGGTTTTAGTATCAATAGGTGTTCTAGCGCAAAACACATTTGTGCGCGAAGCGCTATTTAAGGTTAAACCGAATGCTAACCTTAATGGTTCGACGTTGCGTGTAACATCGGGAGAGCTTGCACTAAACCGGACTGCGCAATTCAACGTCGAAATATACAACGTCTCTGGGAAAATCGTAGACCGAACATTAGTAATACTTAGCAGGCAAGAGCTTAGGCAGTGGTTTTCTTCAACTAATCCTACAGTGTTTCTCAAAGGTTTGATTTTATCAAATCTTTCTACCACTATTGAAGGCGATACTGGCGACAGTGATATTGAATAATTACTATGACTATCTCAGCACAAGACTTAAGAAAAGGTGTTGATTTTACTGGAAGGCAACGATTTAATGCTTCTGAGTTAAATCAACTTGTTGATGCAGCTACTCCCGGGGCTTCCCGAGGAATCATTGTAGTCTCTACTGATACTTGGAGCGGCACAGCTAGTGTTCCTGACATCCCTACAGGGGCGAAATACTATAATTATATTTGGAAACGCATTAAAGTTGATGGAGCCTCTCAACCTACAGAAGTTCTAACTTATGTTTGGGATGAGTCAACTGCTTCTGATGATATACAGCTTAGTGGAACTCATTGGAGGATTACGAATGCTTCAGAAATTGAAAGGCTTGTAAATTTATACTTGCAAGAAAACTTCACAGTAACAATAGATCAAACAAGATTCACAGAAGATACAAACCTAGATACTGAAGCTGCAAGACTTAGATCCCAAGGGGTGTTGCCTGTTCAGTCCCTCGCGACTGCGGATCAAGTTATCGACGTTAGGCTTTATGGATATATTGGAGATGGAAATGAACACCCTCTTAGCGAGAGGTTTGCAAGTCTTACTGAGATTCAAGCAGCATATCCTTTAACCCACAGTTATTATACTACTTCCGCTCTTGGAGCTATTGCAATTACAGATCAAATTGATTGGATTGCAATCCAAGAAGCTTGTCTAACAGCTTATGGAAGAACTAATAGGTCTTCTATTATTTTTGTTCCTGCTTCTCATGGAATTTTAAATCGTTCTGTGTTTGTTTTGTCTGGAGCGCATCTGCAAGGAAATCAATTTCAAGCCCCTTGCGCTGGTAAAACAGATAGTCCAACAAATTACACAGAACTTGTAAAAGGAACTGTGCTTGATTGGATTTTAGACAATTCTTGTGCTCAGAATTGTTATCTAGGCCAAGCAGGAGGTTCTGGACTTATTGATGACGATGAACATGATCCCTCCGCGGATTATGAACATACATTATTTACAGCTAGGATAAGTTCAAATCTTGATGGAACTACTAACAAGTCTTATGTAAGACGCAGTTGTATTGTTCTTGCTGGACCTGGATGTAGTGCAGGGAATCTTTCCGTGTTTTATCGTGATCAGTATGACACTTCCAGAAGCAAAACAATTTTGTATGTTTGTGCTCCAGCAATCTTATTAGGATTTGCAACTTCTTTATTTAATGTTGCATTGTATAATTGCTATGTAGGTATCCGAGGAACTTCTAATGGTATTGGACTTAATTATGTTTCCAATATTCATATTATGTCTATTCACAGAAGCATTGTTTTAATATTTTCAGGACTTGAAAGCTTCTGGCATAATATTTCAATGTATTTTGACACTGGGATAATGGCATATAAATATCCCTATCCTGATTTCACAACAGCAAAGACCTTTAATTATCTCTACGACTCTCCTATTGAGCATAGAATAAGGGAGGGTTGTAGTTTGTTGCTTGGAAATGTTGATGGTTTTGTAGCTTCAAACCTAGTTACCTGGGGAGTTTACGAGGGATTGTGGAGTGTTTCTACTTGGATGGATTTAACTAATATTATTATTGACTCTGCATGTCAACCTATTCACATCTCTGCAAACAAGTTTTGTAACCTCGCAAACATCTCAATAAATACTCATGTTAATTGGGGATGGGGAACATTTGCAGACATCCCATACAGAACACTTACCTCTCTCCCTATGTGGCAGAGGAGAACTTTTGGATGGCACCCAGGAAATCATCCACAACTTTGGTTAAACCCAGGAACAAATGGAATATCTATCACTGGTCTTACTATTGTTGGACCTGCAACTACTGCAATTCTTATTCACGCCGGGTTTCCACAAACAAAAGTTGTTATTGATGGGTTAAATCTACGAGACAATAATCGTTATGGATCTACTGCTGAACCTGGAGTGCAGGGTTCACATATTTGGGTTAGTCATGAGTTTCTCGGGAAACTTGTAATCAATGGAACTCTCGACTGGCGAGCTGTTGTTTGTGGGAAGGAAACTGTTACAGAGTATGATACTGTGACTATTAATGGGAAAGAGTTTCCGCGCACAGGTTATGAGATATTTAGTGGAAAGTATGGATACGCAATCCCGCTTTTTGGGCAACCCTATTATGCTTATTATGCTAGTTATGTTCCAAATTCTTATAACGCACTAAATTCGCAAGTTATAGCTTCCTCCGGGAGGGTGTTTCAAGTTTATCAACATCTTAATCCTGATGGGCTTTGCGGAAGTTCTGAGCCAGCTGCTTTTGCCTCTGCTGCACTTGGTGATATTATTACTGATAATCATATCGAGTGGATTTGTATTCGTCTCACAAATGTAGCAACTGGGATGAATGACATAAACAACTGGTCAGTTCTTAGCAATGCAGTAGGAAGATATACTCAGATTGAAAATGGGATAAGGTTTATCTTTACTGGAAGTGGCGAGGTTGCTAGGTATCATAAAATAACCTACCCAATTCATCCTTCTGTAAGTGGAACAAATCATAAGATTATGGTTTGTTTTGAAGTCCAGGCAATTGTTGACGACTTGCGAATTCAAGGACAAGTAGATAGATTGTGGAGGTCCACAAAACAGCTTGTGTTTGGAATTATGAATCGGTGGAATCAGATTATTTGGATGAAGGATCTGCACTGTCCCCCGTTGCAAGGTGCTACTGCTGCTCCTTATGGTGGAATGCGTGTTGCTATTCCTATGGCATTTTCCCTCGGAGAGGGAGATAGGTTTTTCTTTGCTTGGAATAACTACACAGATAATACTAATATGTATCCAATAGGAACTCCTCCAGTCTGGACTTCACTAACTCCTGATATTGAAGCAGGTTATGGATTTGCAGATTATGAAACTTACATAGAAGTTAAGAATTTTAAAGTCTATTGGGCAGAAAGCAATGAGAGTGACAATGAGTCTTTCTACCTTTATGGTGGTAGAGTTCGTCCTAATTCTTTTGAGCTTGCCTCAAGAAACAAAAGCCTTGCAATTCTCTATCCTAGGGATTTCGGAGGTTTAGATTATCCAGTAGTATTATCTCCAGACAGTCCTTATGTGCCTTTTAAGAGGCTTAGAAATTTAGTTCTTTCTCAACACGTGATGTTTCAGGATGCAAAACAAGTTGCAGGATGGGGGTGGGCTTCTGGTTATATGAGAATTGCTAGGAGAGATGGGTTTGATAGACAGAATTTTATCGCAGCAACTTCTTGGCATTTGAGAATGTTGCCTGCGGCAGTTCAACGTCCCTCTGGTTCTACTGACAGTAGTTGGACATTTACAGATCTTGCAAAGCTAATAAGTGATGGGTTTATAGAAACTGACTTGTCTGTAACTTGGCCACAAGAAGGAACAGTAAGAATTGCTCTACATTCTGATGCTGAACGCGGAGGACATTATTGTGCAGGAATTACCTGGAGCAACGCACTTACTGTTTATCCTAGAACATTTCTACGCTATACTTATGGAGGTATCACTAGGATCTATTACACTTCCTCCGGAGGAGTCACAGCGGGAACAGTTCCTCCGTTACTAGGAACTGCTGAACTACTTACACATCCTGTTGGGGATAACACCGTTGCTTGGACACTTGTCTCTATTGACCCTGTTTGGGAAACTGGAAACAAGATTGCTCCTTTCGACAGAGTAAATTCAGTTTATTATCCTGTTGGTTCAAGAGCACTATCTGCCTGCGAGACAAGAGTTTTAAAATGCACAACTGCTGGAGTTTCTAATTCTAGCGAGCCTGCTGCGATTGCAACTGCTGCACAGGGAACTTCTGAGACTGATGGAACTGTTACTTGGTTGATTGAGAGGGTTCTTCCTGCAATTCGCAACGACTCTACTGGTTATCTTCTTGCTGATGGAGCAGTAAGTTCAGACAGAACGAAGTTGTTAGTTTGCACAACTGCTGGAACAACAGCAAGTTCAGAACCTGCAAGTATTGCAAACGCTGTTATTGGGGAAACAGTAACAGACGGGACTGCTTCTTGGATTGTTGCTGAGGTTGGAGCAGGTTATTGGACAAAAAACACAGATTATACTTACGGAGATTATATACAATCTGCTAGAAGTCGCTATGTATTTCGTTGTTTACGAACAGGTATTTCTGGATCTGGAGTAGAGCCTGCGGCTTTTGCTGCGGCAGCACTAGGTGAGCAGATTGACGAGGGGGGAGTTGGTCCTTTATGGATGAGAGTTGCAGAGAAAAGTGAAACATTACTTTCTCCTATTTTGGTTGAAGCCGAGTTTGTAACCGAACCTCAAAATCTTTTGTGATATGGCACTTAAAACAATTGTAGATAAGTTTTGCAGAAAAGCAGGAATTGCTTCCTCTGATGTAGCACAAAGACAAGTTGCTGTAGAATTTATAAACGAGGCTTGTTCTGAGCTTTGGACATCAACAGACCTTGCGGGATGTTTAAGAGAGTGCATTGTGCAAGTGAACGGAAATTATGAGATTGCACTTCCTGCTTTTGTAGGAAAAGTCCGAGCAATTAGAGAGTTTGATTCTAAATATCCTTGGACAATTCAAGACCTACGCCCAAGATACCACATGTATTCTTGGGTCCATGAGTGGACAGGATGGAGGGATAAAGGCAAGAGAGCTTTGTGTAAGGATATTACAGAAATAACTCCTTTACATCTTGCAGTAAACTCAGTAGAATCTCCTGCACTTACTATTTATGCTGTTGGAAAAACTGCTGATGCTGCTTCTGTTGCAGAGGAGATAGAACTTACATCGATAACTACCAGTTCTGTGAATCAGTTTGAAGATATAGAATCAATTACAAAACTAGAGAAAAACACCCAAGACGTAACTATCACAGATGACTCTGGCAATGTTCTTGCTATACTGTATAACAACATGCTAACTACAGCATATACAGTTTTGGATATTGCAGATTTTCCCTTTACAATTCCTCCTCAAACCGCAGAGAGTTTGTGTATGGAGGTTTTGTTCAAACCTGTGCTACCTAGGCTGTTTTATGATTCTGATACTTTCCCGGTTGAGGGATATGATGATGTAATTGTTGGAAAAGCCATGCAGCTTTATTATGAAGAAATGCCCGGGGCAGAAGAACGAGCACAGATTTGGGGACAAAAAGCAGAAAGTATAGCTTCTAGAATTCACAAAGATACTATTGGTGGAAAGACTATGAGGTTTGAATTCCAACGACATCCTCATGATAATTTGTTTTTCAACAATCTAAGCAGACCTACACACAAAGCAGTATGATTGCTGTTCAGAAATCTTTCCTCGGAGGGATGAACCTCCTAGTTGATGATGCTAACTTAATGGATGATGAGTATGGGTTAGCTTATAATGTAAGCTCCAGACTAGGAACACTTAAGCCTCTTAAAAAATGCGAACTGCTTAATAATTGGAGAGATTTTACAGACAACAATAGAGCATATATCCCAAGAGGAATAGCATTTTTAGGTGATTATCTAATTGTGATTGCTTCTGGGCAAGCTTGGTATTATAAACTCAATCTTGCTAATCCTAGAGAGGAGATATTATTTAAAAGAGTAAAAGGTTTTCAGTTTTCTAATTTCTACGCAGATTGCTATTTCCAACTTGTCCCGGCTTCTACTTCAAACTTACTCCGTAAATTGTCTAATGGATCTGATGCAACTTCAGATGTTCTCATTTCTCCCTCAACAACAATAAACGGAACCCCCCAAGCACTTGTGGTGCAGAACGGAGTAGAGCAACCTTGGATTATCTACGAATCAACATCAGGTTTAGCTGCCAGAAGGACACAAACTTATGATGACTGGACACCCACTTCAAGAGAGTATGTTCCTGTTGGAAAGCAAATGGCTTACGCAAATGGGATTTTATTCATTGCTTCTCCTGATGGCAAGTTACTTTATCATAGTGTTAGTGGTAGACCTTTGGATTTTGTTGTCGCGATTGATAACAATGGTAATAAAGTTTCTGATGCAACAACAGTTGCTTGGGCAGTTGGGTTCGACAAAATTACCTGTCTCAAAACATTAAACTCTGGAGAAGTTCTTGTTGCAACTGCTGATGATTGTTTCACAGTTACTCCTAACTATGAGATTACTATTTTTGGAGAACCAACGTTTGTTCAAAAATCCCTCTTTAGCACAGGAGTTATTAACGAAAGGTCTATTGTAGATTTGCTTGGAGATATTGCATTTTTAAACTCTGATGGAATCCGCAGTTTTAATGCGGTTTTACAGAACACTACAGAAGGTAAGAATAGTATATTTTCTTTACAAGTTGAGAAGCTTTTTTCTGGTGATCCTCAGATTTCTGATGAGTGTTGCGTTGGGTATTTTGACGACTACGCATTGTTTGCGTTTAGATTCTACTACGGAGGCCCGGGGATTTTAGTCTATGACATGCTCTCAGGACAGTATAGTAGTGTTTATAGAAGCACAGTAGTTAATGGCTATATTAGACAATTTGCTACACATAAAGATGCTGGAAGGATGTTTGCAATAACAAGCTCTCAAGTTTATGAGATGTTTTCCTCGGAAGATATAGAAATTCCTAGAGTATCTACGAGGACTTTTACAAATGAGCTAAACATTATTGAACAACGCCCAACAAGAGTTCAATTAACTTTCTCATCTTCAGTAAACGAGGGAGCACTTACAGTAAGTGTTGTGTCAGACGGAAAAAGAACAGACCCAATAAGTAAAAATCTTACAGCAAAAAGTTTGTCTATTGAGTATCCTGTTTATTATCCAGCTTCCTATCTTGCAGCTCCTACAATAGACAACATGGTTTTCCAGCTTTTGCATGGTCTAACTGGATGGAAGCTGGGTTATTACATAACCTGGACTTCTGATGCAGAGCTTACGAGGCTGGTCCACGTAAGTAGTGATATTGGTCTTGAACAATCATTAAAACAACAATCTTATGTCAGTTAATGTTTCTAGCAACGAATTTACAGATCCAAATGTTTTGTTTGCAGACATGGCGGCTGCGAATAATTGGAGAGAAAGTCTAACTGTTCCAGATGCGACATCTACTACCCCAGGGGTAGTTTACAAAGGAGCAATTGCAGTAGCAAGTTTTCCCCCAGAAACAGCAGCTCCTTGTTATAATATTACTACCACTGATGGGGATAGCGTGTTTGTTGCATCAAAAGCAATGACAGACAATTTTAGAACTCAGATAGACTATCTAAATGCCAGACTTGAGATTTTAATAGCCGTGCTTAAAAACTCAGGAGTTTTGTCATGACAATAGGTGACGTTGTGGATTTTGTAGAAAGTGTCCCGCGAGGGAAAGCTTTTCCAGGCTGTAGCAGAGCTGATATTTTGGGTTTGATAAAGGAAGGACTAGAAGATTGTGGGTTGGTTGTTTTTACTAATGGCAACAAACCAGTTGGGATAATGTTGCTAAAAGCTTATGAGTGTCAAAAAGCTGTTTGGGTCAAGAACATCCTTTGTCATCCTGCTTGCTGCGCAGAGTGCATGAAAAAAGCTTTTGAGATTTACAAGCAACGATTTACTGGATGGAAACTTTTAGTGCAAAGACATGATAAATTTCGGACTATAACTCCTAGTGAGCGACTTATTAACTTCTTCATAGGAGAATAAAAATTATGGGTAGTGGTGGAAAAGATAGTGGAGGTTGCCCGGGGCTTTCAGCCTCAGAGCAAGTAAGCATGATTAAAACTCTGCTTCCAGAGTATGTAAAAGCAGAGCTTGATCTTGCTGGAAAAATGGAAGACTTACGTTATGGTAAGTCCGCTGAATTTTCTCCCAAATATGCAGCTTTAATGGAGGAGCTTTACAGTGCTTATGCTCCAAAGTTAAATGCTATTGGGAGGGATATAATTAGTGATAACAGACTTGCAGATAGCCTTACTGACTTAGAGGTTTTGCAAGGTCCAGGTAAAGACCTTATCGCTACTGCGCTAGAAACATCCAAAACTCTTGATCCAGAATTTTTCCAAACCCGCGCGACAGTTAATGAGGGCTTGCAAAAACTAATTGGCTCTATTGATCTTAGTGGCCAACTAAGTGCTGGAGAACAATCTCAAATAGAGCGAGCAACAAACCAACAGATGGAAAGACTTGGAGTAGGAACATCTCCTGCTCCTATTAATGTTGTTGGAAGTGCGATGACTTATGGAAATGCACAAAGACAACGAGAACTTGAAAACCAACAAGCTTTTGGACAAGCCCTCGGATTAGCTACTCAATCAATGCCCTCGATGAGATATGGACTTGATCCTGTTCAAACTGCACTTGGAAGACCTAGCATTAACCCCGGCGAGGGTAAGTTTACAGGTATTTCACAGCCTGATTTTTCTGATGCTACCCAGCTTACAGGCAACTTTATGAACTACATGTCTAACTTAAACCAAAGTCAGACACAAGCGGATATTGCTAAGATGAATCAAGGTAATTGGTGGCAGAATTTTATCCCTGGGATGGGTGATATATCTTATTCTAGGGCCGGAGGAGCTGGGCTTGGATGTTGTTTTATTTTCCTAGAATCTTACAATGGAAAACTTCCTTGGTTTGTTAGATATTGTAGAGATAAGTTTTACACTATGCAAAAACGCAATGGGTATGTTATTACTTCTAACTATCTAGTGCCACTTATGAGAAAGTATAAACTTGCTAGGTGGTTAGTAAATAGTTTTATGGTTAAGCCTCTTTCTACTTATGGTGGATATTATTGTGGAATTCCGGGATTCAAACATGGTTGGGTTTATAAACCTGTTAAGGAGTTCTGGTTTGCTTTGTGGAATATTATTGGTAAATTTGGTGGGGTAAAATTTTTCAAAGGATAACATATGCCTGTTCAATTTGTTGCTGGTGATATATCTGATCCAAACTACATGCCTTATAAAAGGTCTGGAAGTAAGTTTTGGGATGAAGTCCTCGGAGGAGGTCAGAATAAGTTTACTGCTGACAGGTTAAATCAACAGTATAAACTAAACCAACTCCAAGAGCAACTTAGGAATAAGTATAATATTGATCTTGAAGCAACTAGGTCTAACAATGCTTTGGTTGAAAAATATGTTGGAAAGCTTTTAACTGATGATACTGCTATGAAGTCTTTCATAGCAACAAACTACAATCTGGCTCCTACAGATGAGAATGTTGCTATGTATAGGCAAGAGCTTAAAAACTTAGCAGGGCATTTACAAAAAGTAACTCCAAACTTAATAACCAGTAGTGTTCAGTCTAAGCTTTCTGGAGCAAAACAAAACATTGCTGAGTCTGATCTTGCTGCGGATACTGCTGGGATGAAACTTGGATGGCAACAAAATCCCGCGCATAGAGCAGAGTTAGAAAATCAATATCGTGCTGCTTATGAAGCTCAAACACAAGGAGATATTGCCAAGAGAGAAAAAGCATTAAATGACCAAGCTTTAGCTCCTCTGGAAGCTTCTAGGAGAACTCAAGAACTTGAAAGTCAGATGAGAGTTAGTCCTTTTGAAGAACGTGCTAGTATTGCTAAGGCAAACTCTGCGGAGGAGGCTGCAAAAATTGCACAGGAATTTGAAAGACCTAGGGCAATTTGGGAAAATGCCTCAAGAGCTGGAAATGCTGCACTTGCTGGAACATTTCCTACTTCTTATTATGGGGGTATGTCTCAGATTAAAGCCCCGGGAGAACCAGTAAATGTGATAAAGGCTCCTCAGAAACCTCCAATAACCCTAAATCAACTTATTGGATCTGGAGATGAAAGCGGAGGATTTAATACTGGAACTAAACCTGTTGATCTTAGATCAAAATATGGAGGCAGGGAAGTTGATAGTCTTTCTTTACAAGAAGTTCAGGAAATCTTAGCCCATCCAGATACAGTAAAAATACTAGACCCTAGGTATATTTCTGAGTTACTTAGGAGATATGAAGCTTTTATTACTGGAGGAATAAAATGAGTAAGTTGATGTTTAAGGAGCTAGATAAACCAGAAGATCCTTCTTTGTCTCCTCCTAAAATAAAAGGAGTAGATGACAATAAAAGTCCTACCGTTACTGAGAATCCTATTGTTACTGGGGTTAGGGAGACGGCATTATCTATTCCTGCATCTGTTGGAGCTTTAGGAACTGGGGCTGCGTTAGTTTCTGCTGGAACTCCCGTAGGCTGGGCAGTATTAGCAAGTATGGGTTTAGGTTTTGGCTATGATTATTTGTTTAGAAAGTCACTCCCAGAAAGTATTCAAAAAGCTTCTGAGCAAGGCAGGGCACAAAATCCAAAAGCGGCTTTAGCTGGAAGTATTGCAGGAAACTTACCTACATTAAAAATGTCTGGCCCTACTACAATGAGGGCTTTAGAAGCAAGTAAGAAACTTTTGTTTTCTGGTGCTCCAAAAGCACTAAGACCAGCTTTAACTACCGCAGAAAAGTCTGCATTAAAAGCAGTTGCTACTGGGTCTGCTGTTAGTGCTGGAGTTGAAACAGGAGCAGAGGTTGCTTCTGAGGGAAAAGTTGATCCCTCCAGAGTTGGCATTGCAGCATTAGGAGGAATTCCTTTTAATGACCCTCGCGGATGGACTAAACGAGTTCCATTTATAAGTAAGGGTATAAATAAAATGTTCCAACCCACAGAGCAGAAAATTACTGCTCCGGAGGTAGTAGAAAAACCTAGTCCTAAAGAGGTTGTTAAAACTTACGAGAAGGCTGCTAGTGGAAAACTAGAATTTAAACCTACTGAAGGAAAACGAGGAGAGATTATACCAGATTATAAGAAACTTCGAGAACTTGAATTAACTCCTCCTAGCAAGAAAGAAGCAAGTGTTAGGAAAAAAGCTATGGCTCCAATTAGTGCAGAGGAAGCTATAAAGCAAAAAGCTTCTGAGCCAGAATTTGAAGGCCATATGGAAGCAGAATTCCAGAGGCTTAAAAGACTTTACGGTTATGAGGAGCCTATTGGGGTTCCTAAGCCTCCAGAAGAAGCTAAAGCTAATATTGAAACTGGCGAGGGAGCAAAGCCTGTATTTTTGCCAGATAAAAGTCCTCCTGCTGATCCTAGTTTTAAACCTGATATTGAGAAACTTCCAGAAGTTTACCAAGACAAACCTAGCACAGAGCTTAAAAGTTCTGCCGAACTTGCTCAGGAGGGGAAGACACTTTACAGTAGAATCTCTGCTAAACAAAAAGAAGCCGAAGAACAATTTGCTTATGATGCTGCAAAAGATTGGTTAGAACATGCAGAAAAAGTCTATGGAAGAAACGAAGGTTATACACCTGGGAGACTCTCGCAACAAAATGATTTGTATTTCCTGAGCTACCTTGAGAAATTTTCTAGTGTTTATCCAGAGGTAAAAACGATAAGAGCAGATAAAGTTAGGCAAGGTGCTGTAAACTATGCTCTACACCTTTTGAGAACTTATCCAGATCGTTATCCTAATATAATAAAAGCTTCCCAAAAAAGACAACCAATTGATGTGGTTGGAGATGTTTCACCAACTCCAGTAGAACGTCCTCTTACAACCCAAGAGCTTGGCCTTGCAGGTCAGCATGGAGTAAAGAAGGTCAACATTACTCCAGGGGAGGACTTCAGAGGCAGGGTTCAAACTGCTACAGAGGAGATAGATTACAATCCCCAGGCTGCCACAAGTGACACGCTTCCACATGAAGTAGGACACTTAGTAACTGAGCGCATGAGGGCTAAAGATCCTGACTTTGTTGCTAAGATGGAAGCTTCCCTGGGAGGAGACGATGCTAATGAGAAACTTATCCAACTTGTTGGAGAGAGAGTAGCAAAGATCCTAGAGCTGCGTTCAAAAGTAGGTTCGTGGTTTCCTCGCACAAAGGCTTTCGCGGAGGATATTTATGCAGGACTAAAAGCCAGATTTGGTGATGCTTCAGTTAATGACTACAAGAAAGCATTATCTAGGAAAGTTCTTGATGAGGTTGTTGAGAATGTTGATGAGATAGATAGCAAACTTAATGTAATTGCAAAGCAGCCAAAAGCCTTAGATGAGATTGAAGCTCCTGCTCTTGGAGATAAGCCTAGAGCAAGAGCACTTCCTGGGTTTACTGTTTCTACAGAAGCTTTAAAAAAACCTGAGCATGGCAGAGAGGGTCAGTATATTGCTCCTAGGATTACAAAGCTTATAGAGAAAACTGAGCTTGACGGAGAGGGGATAGCAAACAGACTTAAAGATACTATCCACAAAGCAGGGAGTTTTTCTGACATGATGAAACTCCACAGGCATTTTCAAAATGAAAGGCTAAAACAAGCATATTTGCCTAAGACAGATTTCACTCCAAAAATGCTTAAAGCATATAATGAGATTAGGACTATTTTAAGAAAACTTCAAGAAGACCGCATAGCCGCAAAGCAACCTGTGATAGATAATGGAGTTGCTAGAGAGGCTGGGATAGATCCATTTTATTATCCTTTGCCTATGGAGGCAAGTGTGGCTAAGACCCTCCGAGATTATCCATCTAGTCCAGAGGCAGAACAGATTTTAAATAAACTTGTAGAGTTTACAAAACAAAACCATCCAGATGTTGATGAGAATGTTGTAAGAAAAGCTATTGTTGAAAAATACTCTGCTGCTGGAAATCTAGGTAAGACTGTTCAAAACCTCCGGTATGGTCCTACAAGAAAACCCGAGGGGGATGGAATTCCTATTGAATTTGCAGAGCCTAATTTTGACCGGGCTTTTGAGAGATTTTCTAGGAGATGGGCTGCGGATAGAAATTTCTTTGACTTAGTTGAAAGTGATCCTAAGGCAAGAAATATTGTAGGACTGCTTAAAGATCCCTGGAATCCAAAACAAGATGTTAGGACTACCTGGGAGAATGGAGAACTTGTAAAAGACTTGTCAAATACCTCAGACTTAAAACCAATTCTTGAATATATTGCGAATGTTAATTTTCAAGACGATTGGCTAGACCGAGGGGCTAGGGGAATAGCTAAGTCAATAATGCTGCAAATTGGAACAGGAGCAGGGAATCTTGTTACTGGTCCATTTTTATTCTACAAACGAGCACCATTGAGTTTTGTTGGAAGTCATCTTAAAGATGTTATTGACAGCGCTTTAACTGGCAGAGTGTTTGAGGATTTTAGAGAGGCTGCAAAAGCTGGATTTATTAAGAAAAGTCCAATCCTCCGAAGTGCAAAAGTAATGCTTAAAGATGCTGGGATTAAAAATCTAAAAGACTTATCAATAGCATCTGTTGATGTAAATGAACTTATTTACAATACAACAAAGATGATTGGTAAATTGTCTTTTTCTGAGTTTATGGAATATGCAGGTAGAACATATAATTATTCTGCTGCAAAACTTCTATATGCTTCACAAAAAGCAAAAGCCCTCGCAGGAGATAGCTGGTCACAAAAGTTTATGAAAGAACTTGGAGTTAATAATGTAGAAAAGTTAACTCCAGAAGAAGACAAGCTTGCACTTTATAGATTGTTTAAGTCTGTTCAAGGAGATTATGGCCCAACAGGACAACCTAAGTGGATGTTAAAACACGGAGGACTTAGAGCAAATTTTCTCGTGCTTGCTAAATGGGCAATAGCTCAAACTCAAGACACATTAGATGTTATTAAGTCTAGGGGAGTTTCAGAAGTTCCAAAGATTTTAGCTCTTGGAATTCTAGGAGGAGGAGCTGCTGCTACTGTTAGAAGTTTAATGTTTAGAAAAAACTTTACTGGACTTCCTACAATTACTAGTATTTTCCAAAGCTCAGAGGGAGACACATTAGAGGAAAAGGTAAATAACACACTTAATGATCCTACTAAAGTTGCTGCCTTGTCAAAAACCCTCCTAGCTTATTTTGCTGTGGGAGGAATTGGAGGCATCGCAGGAGATGCCACAAAAGCTATTATAGACGTAGCTACAAAGCAGAGATTGCAAGGGATAAATATTCCTCATGTTCAAATCTATGGTAATATTGCTGGAGATAGTGTTAGGGCTATGCAGGATCTTTTTGAGGGAGTTCCTCCTCTGGAGGTTGCAAAAGAATATCTTGGAAATGTTGGCCCTCAGAATATGCAAACACTTAATTATCTTCGGAGGCAATGGGCACCTAGTTTTCCAGAATTTTTAAATGAAGAAAGAATTAGGCGAGAGCAACTAGACCAGGCAATTAGAGATTTTAACCTAACTACTGGAGAAAAAATTACTCGCTCCCCAATGGTTCCAGGTAGTATATTTCCAAAACGTGTAAGGGAAGCTTTGGAGAGAGGGGATTTAAAAACTGCTGGAGAACTTCTTGATGCGATGATTGAGAAAGTTGAGAGAGAGTCTAAAGATATACAGCAAAAAGCAAAAGGTTATGAAAACCTAATGAAGATGGAAAATGTCCCAGGCCCAGCAAGAGATACGCTTGAGTATAGGAGACTTACAAACTATCTAGGAAAAACTAATCCAGAAATGCTAGACAGGCTAAATAAAGCTTATAGCAATGCTATTGAATCTAAGAAGTTCCGGACTCGTTATGTTGCTCCCCGAGCAGTAGAATCTTTGACTCGATAATTTTTATCTGCCCGGTTTGTTTTAAGAATTCCAAACACTTATCTTGCTGTTCAACATCCGCTTGGTCAAACATGGCTAGGCGGATTCTTTTTATAGACATTTCTCGGCCATTTTTTGCTAGGCATTCTAGGATTTTTTCTGAGATTGTTGCGAGGACATTTTTAGAAGTTGCACATAATGCTTTGTGCATTTCGATTTCTGCACTACAGAGAAGTTTTAGAGCTTTTTCTACGGAGGATTTTTGAACCTCAAACTCAAAATTATCTAAGAAATGTAAGATCATTGCAAGTTTTCTAACATGGAGTTTTTTCCTCCCATAGTAGGCTTCAAGTTTTTTATTTGAATTTACTACTGTTCTATCGAAGTCTTTTTCATACCAATAAACAAAGAATTCTTCTGCCTCAGAAGAAAACTTAACTTCTCCACAAAGTTCTGTAAGTTTTTGTAAATGTGCTTTAACTGCCTCGTAGTCTTGCTCTTGTTCTTTATCTATTTCTATCTTGGCTTTTCGAAATCTTTTATCTTCTCCCCATAGAAATATAACTCTCGAACCAAAGCCTTGTCCAATTATTAAAGAGGCGTCTTGGGAGGAGATAAATTCTGGCTGTGTGCAACCGTAAAAGGAAATGCAAATATTTGTAATTAGATCCTTTCCTTGGTTTTTGGTTTCCCTTCTATAGTTACGAGCATCATATCCTTGAACAAAAAATCTCACAAGATCCTCAGTGTTTTTACGAAACAAAACTGCTAGATCCTCGGAGGCAATAGAGATAGAACTATGTGGGATTCTTTTGATTGTGCCATCTGGATTTTTTAAAATCTTACTATCTCCACAAGAAGCAAGAATTTGTGTAAGCCTCTCAAGAGTAACACTGTCAGGTGCAATGGTTAAAGCACTTTGCAATGTTCCTCCTTTTACTGCTTGGAGTTTTTCCAACATACTTACTGCTCTTGACATTGGGAGGGACTTTCCTACTGATGGTCCTCCTACAACAATAACATAAATGTTTGGAAATATCTCAAAACCTTTTGAAGATCCAAACCAAACACGTCTTTCAAGAGATGCTGCAACTGCAAAGTATAAAGGCCAATCAATAAGAGGAAGTGGGGATTCCAAGTCCCGGAGGTAGTTTCTCCAGTGTTCAAGGTTGGTCATAGTATAATTTCTTTTAGTCCTTCTGGGTTTTTCTCACTAGCGGGTTTCCAATTATATCCAACAGCAACTTCACTAGACATAGAAAATGGTTCCCCGCGAGGAGACAGAAGTTTTCTGTTTAGATGTTTAGCTACCTCAACAGCCATGTCTTTTTCATCCCCAATATAACATTGCCACAAAATACTATCATGACCATTTTGTAGCAAGTCAAGTCCAGGGAGTTCTCCATTATCTATTCGTTCTTGCAATTCTACTATTGCAATATTTGTAATCATTCCAATAGTGGATTGTGGAATAAATGCGAGGGCTTTTTTAAGCAAGTCAGGACGGAAAAGTCCAGTAAACTTACGAGGGTGTCCAAACAAATTTTTCAACAACATTGTTGTTCGGACTTGGTTCTCAATTGCTCTATGCCATTCAAGAATTTCAGGGAATAACTTATAGTAAAAGTCTAAAAACTCTTGTGCTGTTTCTGGTTTTAAAACAATTGCTCCCTCGGATTTCTTTAATGTGTTTGAGACAAATTCATTTTTGCCTATTTTGTAATTTGTCTCATGACATACTTGCTTTGCCATGTAGTAATAACGCTTACTAGGAGGCCAGTTGTCAGACTCTTTAATTAGTTTCTCCAGAGGTTTGAATTCTGGATCTTGTTTTAAGTCTTGGATTTTTAAACAGCAAAGCCTAGAAACTCCCTCGCAATAAGATTTCCACTTCTCTTGAAACAACTGCATTGCAACATAAACATGAGGTTTTATGTTGTTATCAAACAATGCTCTGAAGTTTCCTTTCCGACACAGATATGCTACAATCTTAGCTTCTGCTCCAGACTGATCAGATTGGCCTAGGATCTTTCCCTCGGAGGGAATAACTAGAGACCTAACATCCTTATCCCAATTTTGCATGTTTGTTCCTGAACCATCTGGACACTTCCTAGAAGCTAGTCTAAATGTATCAGGACCAGCGATTGAGTAGGTGGTGGTGGTTTTCATCTCTTAGCTAATAATTTTACTCCATATTAATACCACAAGCTTTCTCCAAGTTTTTTAATATCTTCTTTTAATCTCTCCAAAGCTTGCTCTTTAGTCCTCCCTATTCCAGAGCATTCACCGTGGACCTTAGAACCAAACAATGTTCCGATGTCCTGCTTGGCGCACCAGTATTTTGAGCCATCAATATTGGTTTTTTCTTCAAGCCGGATGTTCTCATCCATCGTCACGCCAATGTTGGAGCATTGAAAGCATCTTATATTTTCATCTTTATTAGATTCCATAATAGTTTTACTCCATATTTAAATTTTGTCCACGTGTTGATTTTTGGCCATAGTTCTTTTATAAAACTTGAGCTAAAAACTCTCCTTGCTACTTGTTTATAAAATGTTTTCTCAGCCTCTTTATGCAAAGCAATTAGCTCTTGTTGGGATAAATGCTCCGAGGGACAGAGAGGATAATCCATACTATTTGACCCATGCAAGTCATCTTTAATAACTCCGCTTCTTATTAGGTTGTTATATATCTCACTCCCTTTATGTAGTTGTAACATAAAAAAGTTTACAAAATCAAATCCCAGCGAGGAAGCATAGGTTATCATTTCCTTTATGTCCTCTTTTGTTTCCTGAGGGAATCCCATCACAAATGTTCCCCAAGTCCACATACCAAGAGTGTTTGCTTTCTTTACAAGTCCTCGGACTTTTTCAAGCTTCACAGGTTTCTTTACTAGTTTTGCAACTTTCACAGTCCCTACGTCAACACTAAAGCACAAGCGATAAAATCCTGCGAGGGACATAAGTTCAAGAAGTTCCTCAGACATCAACATAGGAGAAGTTCCCGGGGTAGAGTATGTCATGTCAGAAAAATACTCAATAGACTTGAGGCAAAATTCTTCAATTCTAAGTTTATCTCTGAGAAGTTGATCATCATAGAAATAAACTTCTCTAACTCTTAAGCTGTGTAAGTAACTTACTTCTTTTAACATCCTCTCTACACTCATCCCTCGCCAATTATTCCCCCAAACAGCTTGAGTAGAACAGAAGGTGCATCTAAAAGGACAACCTCTACTAGAAGATATTGTTGCAGTTGGACGTTGCTTTGGGCACATTGGATATTTTGAATATTTAGAATACAAATCAAAAGGGATTTCATCTCTACGTGGGATTGGAAGTTTACTTAGATCAACTAAACATGTTCTAGGAGGATTTATTTTGTTTTTTGTAGTAAGCCCAAGAATATCTTCAACTCCTCCATCAATAAAACCTTTTACAAACTCAACAAACAAATCTTCTCCCTCGCCTCTAGCAACATAATCAAACCAGGGAAGTTTTATAAGCCTCTCATGGTCCATTGTGGCATTAGCTCCTCCGAGGATAACAACAGGATTACCAAAATGTTTTACAAGTTTTGCAATTTCAACTGCATCTTTTACACCAAATGTGTAGTTGTTGGTAATTCCAACAATGTCTGGTTTATAGCTATCTAGGAAATCTAAAATCTCCCCATCAATCATTCCATTTCTATATCCACTAGGTGTCCTTTTTATTTCTTCTCCACCTTCTGTCTGAGCATCGAGGATTTTGACAGTTACTTTAGATCCATAAATAGCTCTTATAGATTCTCGGAGATATAATAAGCCAAGAGGCTCAGGAGGATACCATCTAGTAGAACAGTTAGAAGTATAGAATGGATTGATGAGGAGGATTTTCATTGTGCTTTTATGTTCTTTACTCGCCCTGGGGCAATGTGTCTATATACTTCCTCGGAGGGATCACTTTCTGCAAAGTTATTTACAGCAGTTACAATGAAGAAATTCCTACCTCCTTTTAAAATAACTGTTGCGTTTGTAGTTGTTACATTTGTAACTGTTAGGTAAGGTCCACCAGATGTTGAAGACCACTTTACAGAATAGTAAAGAATGTTCTCCTCTGGAGGGTTTGCATCCCAAATAAGTTTAACTACTCTTACCACTGAAGTTTGTGCTGTTAGAGTTAGAGTTAGCAGTATTATTGGAAGGATCTTTACTAAGGTTTTCATAATGATTATTAATTGCAAATAAGTAATTTCCTAAGTGTTGTGACAAACAACTAGCTACTTTATGAGGACCAAGGTCTTTTGTAGCTTTTTCCATAAGCGTTGTTATTTCTTTATTAAACTCCTCGGAGGTCATTTCTTTCCTTTCTTCTTTTCTATCTTTGCAAGTGTTCCATAAACATAAGCATCCCTTTGTGCTCCTTTAAGTCCTGCTTTTGCGGCGGACCTAACCAGTTCTTTATGTAGTTTCTTTGGCATACAAACTTTCTATCATACTAAGTTTCTTTGCGATCCCTCGGCGTTTTAAACACAAACCTAAGACATGGTTTTCTGGATGTTTAATACGTAATCTTAATAGAGTTTCTATCCCTGTCGAGGCTTCTTTAGTTTTTTCCGAAAACTTAAACGCTTTATACCCAAGTCCATCAAACAAATACTCTCTCATTTGTTTAGGAGAATTAGGATTTAATTCGCTTCCAGCAAGCAATTTAATTAGCCTCAAAGTTTGCACATCCTCTTTTTGCAAACTTGCTATCTCACTTTCTAGTTTGTTCTCAGCAAGTTCTATACCAGTGAGCGTCATAGTAAGATAAGGTCTGATCATTCTATTAGCAATTTCAATAGACCTCTCAGCACCAAGTATCTTAGCGCGTTTTAGGATTTCTGGTTTTAAAATCATTAATGATTCAATGTCTTTTGCATTATACTCCCATAGTTGCCTTTCTTGTGCGGGGGTTTTTGGATTAAACACACCCTCGTTTTTATGATATGGCTGGTCAGTATATAATGACAAGCAATGCCCGAGGGATTTTCTAACACCTGGATAACACCTATGATGTGCTATCATTGTGTCAAAGTTATTCTTACCTCCTGGGATTTTATAATATTTTGCAAGCACCCAAAGATCAAACATTGCATTGTGAACTACTACTAAATTTCTGACCATTGCAACGGCAAGTGCTCGGAGGAAGTTTGCAGTATCTTGGAGGTTGCTTGTAAGAGTAATTTCAAGTGGGCTATATCTGGAGATTGGGATTGTGTAGATAACATTGTCGAAACCAAGTCCAATACAAGTGAGTCTGAAGTCGTCCGCAGTTTCGATATCAAGAAACAACTCAGATCCTTGTAGTCCCAGCAAAGCTCGTGTAATGTCTGTAATTGGAGGGTTGATAACTTTTTTGAACTCAATAATTTTTGGATCCTCTCGCAAGTATCGCAAAGCTTTCTTGCAGTCTCGCTCAAACCAAAAAGCATATTCACTTCTTGGGGTTGCTCCTTTTGTGGATTTTTCATCACTGTCTTTTGTGCAGTCTTCTTCGATTTCATTTTCATAATAGCTATCTTCGTAGTTTTTTATATCAATACAATCTTGAGGAGGGAAAGATGCCAGGAAAGTTTTTGAACCTATCTTAAAAGGTGAGCCTCTTTGTTGTTGTAAAGTTACTCCTTGTTTAAACAACGCGAGGGAGTCTTTTCCTAGCAACATTACAACTTTAGTTTCTGGATAGAACTCTCGAAAAGTATCAAGAGTTTGAATATCAATAGACCTCCGGTCTAAGGGAGAGATAAATCTTTCAAAGATTTTTCCTGCATAGGCAGAAATTAGATATTGCCTATCAAACCGCGAGGGTCTATCTAGGAGGATAGTAAGTCCTGAGTAGGAGGTTGTGGGTTTATTTCGCACAAGAGAGGAAGTTTGTAAGTGTTACTCTAAAATCATTAAGATCAGGTTTAATTCTCCTAACTACCTCTACTCCATGATCTGAATGTCTGGATTCTAACTTGTCACATCTCTCACAAATCCACTCATGACGCTTGCGCAAAGATGTTGAATTACCACAAGCACAGAGGCCAAATTTTGCAGAAGTTTTTCCCATAAGTTTTAAAAAAGTTTCTCCCTCCTAAGAGTATTGAAGACTGTCCACATGTATCATTCAACAAGATGAGTAATCTTAGGAAGGTCGTTAGGAGGGAGAAAAATTGTTAATTGTTTTTAGCTATTAAGGCATTTAAAACATTTTCAAAAACTGTCTTTGCATCCTCCTCAGAATCAAGAGAAATAGAAATCTCCTCTCCTCCTAGCATAACAAATTCAATTCTTTCATCTTCAAGATAGAAGGATAGAATTTTGTCTGGATTAATAACTGTGTCTAGGATTCTTATCAGGTCCATAAGCTAGAAATTAGGTGAAATTCTTAGCATGTTATTATACCAATTCCCAGTAACCACAACTCCCTTGTGGGGTTTTGCCTCATGGTTATGTGCTATAATTGCCCAGTTTTCTTTTCCTTTCACCGGAGGATTTACAGTATTAATAAAGTTACCTTGCACAAAACAATTTTCAAAAGGCTCAATAATAGCTGAACCTTGTTTGTGAGGTCGCATGTTAGTAAGAACAATCCCACTATTCGGCCAGTCTTCATCTGCAACTTTTGAGTTTTTTAGGAGGATCATATTATTTTGAATCATAATATTTCTCCACGTAGTATAACCTTTAACATAGTTATACAAACTCTCACTATCATTTAGGAAAGTAATTCCTGACTGGCAATTTCTAAAAACATTCCCTCGCACAACTAGTCCATTTGTAGGCCAAGTGTCTTGATAGACTCCAATAAGAAATCCATCAAGAAAATTATCCTCAATAACACAATCTTCTCCTCCTGAGATTGTGAAAGCATTTCCATAGCTTGGTCTAGATCCAATAGTTAAACTCCCAACAACAACTCTATTATTCTTAATTTTACAACGCTTGGCTTTTGCAAATTGCCCAGCAATGGACATTATTGTGAATTGTTTTCCATCACTATCCAGGTTCCCTTCAAAAACACAATCTTCAATCTTGCAATTATCACAAGGATAATCTGGCAAGTCTGAAATAGAGATTGGAAAACATTCTTGGTCATTAGAAAAATTACTTTGACTACAAACTCTTACACGTTCAATTTCGCAATTAGGACCACACAAGTTGACTGATGAAATTACTAAGTTTGGCATACTTGGTAATGATAAAACTACTAGATCTTTTACAGAAGAATTCCCACCATAAAGATCCTTTCTATGAACTGGACTTCCTAATGCTCTCAAAAAACCAGTTGTTGCATAGCTAGGAGGACATAATTGGACGAAAGTCCCAGGCTCTCCTTGTAAGGCAGTTCTTGGAGGAATGTAAGATCCTTTTTCTGGTTCATTGCTAGAATAACCAGTAGTAATATATGTTCCTGCTTGCATAAAAATAAGTCCTCCTGGCCATTCTCGGAGGAACTTATCAAAGTCTTCAACATTACTAAACATATCAGGACTAATAACCTTCTCTGTTGGTCCTACCTCAACACCAGAAGTTAGTTTAGACTTTACATCATTAACAATATTATTAACAATATCTTGCTTCTCAATTGCAAGTTCAATTACTTGCTTTGGGACTGTTATGTTCATAATTTTGTTGCTTTGATTTCTGAGGTTATTACTGATCTGCTATTTTCCATTTTCTACGTTTGCCATAAACTCATCCAGTTTACTTTTCTTTATTCTCTTAGATCCTCCACAATACTTACAATCTTCTGTTGTGCATAATGGACAATCAACAAGTTCAGTAGCACCTAGTCCATTACAATCAACACATTTTGCTGTCTCAATTCCTCCCTGCTCATTAGCAAACGTCACATAACCATAACCTTCACATCTAATGCATTGTTTTATATAAGTTGTCATAGATATATTATTAACCTTTATTTAAACATGAATGAAGCTTTCCGTGGCAGTCAAATAATCTCCAGGTATTTTTAAATTCCTCCCAATGTAATTGTGATTTTCCACAATATTTACAAGTTCTTGTTGCTAAGGATTTTTTGCTTGTATAACTACCAATATCTGGTTCATTATAATCAATATTATTAAGGTCATCTAAATATGACATTAATTCATTCTCAATCTGCATATCCGCATAATCTCCCATAAATATTTTCTACCCTTTCTGCATAGTCTTTAGTTTGTTTACTAACACTTTTACACCACGGTCCTGCGTTCCAGTAGATCGCAAGAGTTCTAACATCCGTTGTTTTCTTTTTGCAGATGATATAATCAAGATAACATCTTGCAACTCGGAGGCTTTCATTTCTGCTGTGGTTTAATGGTAACTTTGAAAACTGTTTCCACGTCGAAGGACGTATTTGCCAAGCTGATTTCTCCCCCAGCTTTCCCACTAACTTGTTGTTGTTCCCGGTTTCCACCAGTGCTATTGCAACTAGAAATAAATTCTTCTGCTGAGAGTTGTTCAATCTTCTCAAGTTGTTCTTTGACTCCTGCGAGGACACTTCTAATGAACTCAAGTGAAGAAGGAATATGACAATTAGGATTTTCATTCCTAATATCATCACAAGATTTTATTGCAGCTGTTAAATTTCTTATCATCAAATCTTTTATTTTCATAAATTACTTTACTTTCATGAATTGTTATAAACTCTCCACTAAATACTTCTGTTGCAAAAATAAAATGATTATGTTTAAGTGCTGGTCTTATGGGAACTTTAACTCCAAGAGGGTCAACATAATAAGCTTTTGTTTGTGGGACATTCATCTCTTAAGCTCCTCGTAAAATGCTCTTAGTATAAAAGCTAATATTAAAAATAAAAAAAGCTTCCCAATAAAAATTATTCCAAGATAATTTATAGTAGTCCCAACTACTAAGGTTATGTAAACTATCCAGAATATAATTACTGGGAAGCTCATACGATATAAGTCCTTACCAAGCGATTAAAATAAGAACATTATAAAGTTTCCTCCTAGAGTTTGATTGTTATGTTAGCCTGCCATGACCGTTAACAACAATCCTTTTCTACTCTAGGAGGAAATTACTTTTAGGCTTTTCGGAGGATTTGATCCACAGAATGACGAAAACGAACAACAGGATTTCCATCATTGTCAAGTTCTGCAACTCGTTCTCCATCTGGATTCTCAATATACGAGGGAGTTGTGTCAGTCTTAATCTTAACTACAAACTCAAGTCCAACATATTGTTCTTGCTGTTCGACATTGCCGAAGATCGTCCTCTCTGTTCCTGTAAGCTTTTCAAAAGCTTTGAGTTGTGGCAAGTTGACTTTGGGTTCATCCAACACAAAGTGTTTTTGCAAGTTATTATAACCTGCAATAACAACCTCAACTCCATCAACTGTGATCTTCTCAGGGGAAACAATCTCGAATCCAAACACCCTCATCGGGCGCATCTTCTTCGAGGGTTTGTCCTCAACTTTTGTGATCCTAACAACTGGTGTTACAAACGGAGGGAACACAAAGTTTAGTTGCTGATCGCACACCGCGGAGGTATCAACTTCCTGCTCAATGGGTTTGCCATCCGCAGTAAAATACTGATTACCTTCGAACTCTTGTTTATCACTCATAGTTTTTAGTTTTTTAGTTTTTGGTTTTGTTTTCCCTAGTCTTGTAAAGACTAGAAAATTTTAAAGCAACTTATCTATAATAGGTTTAAGATCATTCGGCATTGTTGCTGGGAGGTCTAACCAGCGAGGGGCTTTCGCAGTAGAAACAGTAGAAAACGTCCTAAATAAATATGAGGGAGTTCCAGTCTTACTATCAACCACAACTTCTGTGCAGAGAACAATAAGAAATTCCTTCTCAAGTTTTCCCTCAAGTTCTTTACCTTGAACCGCAGCCCGGAGGCGAGAAACTATCCCTCCATCTGGTTGTTCGATTTTTACTATCTCATCAATAGAAATTACAATTACTGGTTTCTTGTCATTGCGAATTTTATTTAGAAAGTTTCTAATCCTAATTGCATATTGGGACCAAATGTCATAACCTTTAAAAGATGCTCGACATTCCGCGAGGACATACTCAGTAAACTTTGTAAGACTATCAATAACAACAAGTTTTACATTGTCATCTTTAAGTGCTTTTTCTACTGCACTTGTAACTTCCTCCGCTTTGCGACATTCAATAACAGAGTAGAATGATGGATCTTTAAAAGGAAATCCTTTAAGTTCCAAGTCAATAACTGCTGTAGTCTCACGAGGAAGATGTTCGTAAGATGTTGACTTTCCCGACCCCGAGGGGCCGAGGACCATGATCATAGGTTTAGATGGCACAGATTTTAGAGGTTTTCAATTTTAGTTTTTAGTTCTTTTACAGAGGCTTTTATCTCATGGGGAAAATACTCCACAGAATCTTCAAATCCTCTTACTTGATTCTCAAGCTCCCCAACAACAAACATAAGATGTTCTTTCTTTTCTTTCAAAGTTCCTAGATAGAACATCAAGTCCATTACCTCTTTTCTTGCTTCTTGAATTGTTTCCCGGTCAAATATAGACCCACCATGTTCAAAAGCACCAACTTGGAATTTCCCTTTAGCTTCTGTTATGAAGCTGTCTAGTGTTCGGTGCATAAATATGATATCAGACTGTGATTTGATTCTTTCTTGGTTACTCATAATTTTAGTCTTTCTGGAATTGCAATGGATTATAGATTCTTTTCGTATAAGATATGTCTATTACATTTTGCTGATACTCAGGTTCAACACAACAGATAGGTTGAAATCTGCAAGGACCATATTCTTCTTTGCAAACTGTAAAACAACCTACTGGCCAGTAGTTAGCTGCATAACAACAGGCAATCTTCTTACAAAGCTCACGGAGTTCTTCCTCATAGGTATCTCGGAGGTCTTTAGTAAAGCTAATAATCTCACTTCTTTCAAACTGTGCTCCCGCTTTCCAAAAGAAGATTGCATTTATCATACAAGAAACTTCATCCCCTAGTTTTAGGATCTTCCTAACTACAAAGTCATAAGTTAGAAGCTGAGGAGAAAGTCTAAATCCTGCGAGGAAAGAATTCTTATATGTTGAAGATGTTGTTTTGTGATCAACAATAAGAAGTTGTCCTCCGAGTTCTCCAATAAAATCTATTGTTCCCACGAGGACAATCTCTATGTTGTCATCACTATACAATGGAAACTTAAAAGTCTTCTCAAGTAACAACTCTCCATCTAGTTGTAAAGGTTTGAGTATGTCGTTTTGATACTTCTTTATATAAGCCAGCAACGCTAATGATAAATAAGTAGAAGTTATATGTGTGTTATCTGGACATAGAAACTTGTCAAGGTAATCTTCTGCTTCTTGTTGACAAACTTGTAGGTCTTTTTTAGAATAGAAAGCTTTAAGTCCTTTGTGAAAAGCTGTTCCAGCTTCCATACTCCAAGAAATTCTATCTGGAACAAGTCCATCAAGAACTGTAAACTTCCACTTCCTCATGCAACTTGATGTTGCTATGCTAGAAGCATCTAGGAGGATTAGTTTTTTATTCATTATCAAGTATTGCTTTAAGTGCTAGTAGTTGATCTCGGAGGGTTTCTTTTGACTGTTTGGTTTCATGATGTTTGACTTCTTTTGGCATTGTAAACTTTAAACATGGTTCAAATACTTTAAGTATTTCCTCATCTGTTAACTTTGCAAGTTCTTCGGAGGGAAGTCCTAGAAGTTGTTCTATTGTCATAGAATTACTTTAAAAGAAAAAGGTCCAAACTCTACTTCTCCCTGGATTCCATTTACAACTCCTGTAACAAACTTCTTATCTCCATCATTTAAAACCCCAGTAAATTCCCTAATCTCTCCTTGCTTCCCATCTTCTACAAACTTAGTAAAGTCTTCTCTCCAAGAATAGTCAGGTTCTTTAGGAGTTGGACTAAGTTCTGTGTCCATTAAGATAGGACGTTTAAATATTACAAATACTCCATCCTCCGCAGGTCTAAATTCTACAAGCTTTCTAAATAGTTGCCACTTTTGACTTTGTTCCTCGGAGGAAAATGTGGACAAATCTTTAAGTGCTGCATTTAGATATACATGCAATGACCTTGGTTTGTAACCTGCAATCTTAGAAGAAATAAAACAATCAACTCCATCTGCGAGGATCTTCTCAAGCAATGGTTTAAACTGTCTTATTCTATTTAAGCTATAGAGGTCTTTCTCTAAAGCTTGTTTATCCACAGGTCTGACTGCATCAAGAAGTCCCATAGAGAAGTTTTTGTTAGGAGGATAAATAAAAATACTAGAAGAAAAAAACTAGGAGTAGGGAAATCACAAAACCCTACTCCTAGAACCCACAATGACCAACTACTACTCAAGTCCCATTTTCTCAGAAGCCTTCATAAAGAGTTCTTGAGCCCTGTTCTTAAGATCAAGATATATCTCTTTGTTGCCAGCCTTCTTAGCTTCATCTGCTTCCTTCATAGTATTTTTCATCAACTTGAGGATAGCTGCAACAGACATTTCACGTTCGCCTGGTTTCCAAGAGAAAGCATCTTCAATACTGTAAAGTAAGTTGTCTTTGGCAGGAAGATTATCTTTGGATTCCACTAACTTGCTCTTAACTTTGGCCCTGATCGCAGTAGATGCGTTGGCATTAAAGCTATTAAGAACTGCTTCCTCGCCATAAGCAGCAACAGCCGCGGCGAGGGTCATGACAACAGGAAGTGCAAACTTGTAGCCAGCATATTCTCCCTTTGCAAATTCAATCTCTTGAACTTGGATTCCGTCTTTTTCACTCAAAACTTTAATATCATTACTCATAAGTGCTTTTTGTTTAATTGTTGTTGGTTGTCCCCGAGGGGATTTTGTCTAACGACTAAGACTACTAAGCATTTTCCATGCCAGGGACTTTTGCTATAGGTCACAACCTAATAGTAACTTGCTAATAATCCTAACCGCTTCTTCCTCATAGTCTTCTGAACAATCACTTGCTCGTGATCTAATATGAATATATTCGTGAACTAAAACTTTTACTAACAACTCAAGATTACCAACAATACTATTGCGGATGACTATTTGATTTGATTTTAAATCTGCAAGTCCAGACCAGTTTTCATTCTCATTAAGTTTCTTAGCTACTAAAACCTTACAATCTGTTGGACGGATTTTTGACGTTATTCTTAAAGCTTTTGCAAACACATGTTTTTGTTCTTTACTAAGTTCTACTTCTTCCCAAGATTTTGATAAATCTAAAGAGGCAATAGTAAATTTATTATATAGATTAAATCTTTCTAACATATTAACAAAAGAACTATTTGCAATTGTAGGCTTTTTTCCTTTTGCTTTTATGTCATGTAATAAAGTTTCTGAAACTTGATTAACATAAACACAATTTTCATCTAATAAAGATGCTAAGTTTTCTTGAAATGTGGAATGATATTGCACTTGATCTATGGCAGCTTTAAGATCATCAGAATATTCATTAGAAGAATTAGCTAATAATATCTCTGCTAGTTCTTTGGAGTTTCCAAACTTGTAGAAAGACAAATTATATAATCCAGTCTTCAGGACTCTATCTTCAGAAAGATAATCTCTATTTATATCCATCACCCACTGGATAGAAAATCCCTCCTTTTCTGTTACTCTAAAACCTTTATAGAAAATTCCAGGAGGACCATCTTTGTAAACTCCAACAAGTTTTGTAGTAAACCAGTTATCTATTTCCTCGTAGGCTTTCTCAAGTTCAGAGGTTAGTGGTATTTGAACTATTGTTCTTTCCTCTCCTTCATAGAAGTTATCGGAAATAAAATACTTTCCTCCTTCATCTAGTGCGTTTTGGATAAGTTCCCTGAGAATAAACCAAGGCTTATTCCAAGTATCTTCTCCAAGATGTGTGGTTATATTTAATGGAGTTTCTACTCCTTTTGAGGATATTAAGTATAAGAAACTATGTATTTGTCCTTTAATTGTTTCTTCTTTACTAAAAGAAGTATAACTTTCATCAAGTAAGTTATCCCTAGTATGCAAACAACTTCCTAGCCTATGTAAATAAGCTAGTGTGAACTTAAAACCTGTTCCTTTGTGTCCAATCTTATCTGTATCTTTCTTGGTTGTTAGTCCTAGGGTTATGATTTCTTTTAAGTGCAACTCTACATTTGTTGTGATTACGAAGTATTTCATAGTTTTCTTTCTTTCACTAATGTTACACTTGAGCAACAATAAGTCCCTTTCGGGGCTTCATCTATATCATAATCTGGCAGTGTAAAATCCCAAAAACTTTTTACACAATTATCACTTACAACATACGATATCTCAGTTTGTTTCTTTGCTTCCGTTGCTAGGCAAGAAAATAGTTTAAAGCTTTTATTAAGATTCCAGAAACTTTTACTAAACCTAATTGCATCTGCTTTCTTCTTAAACACAAAAAGTTTTCCAATCTTTGGATATACTGGCTCACCAACTTTATATTCTACACAACACTTTAGGTCAGTAAAACCTAAACAACTTTTATATGTTCCATCAGAATCAACTTTTACAATCTTATAAGCTTTCATAGTTTCTAAGGTATATTTATTTTATAAGTGTAATTTAATTACTAATCTTCCTTTTCCATATCTAACATTGTCATATCATCAAGTTGACCATAATTTAAATACATCAAACAGTCTAAACAAATATTAAAATGAATAATCTTATTATTTTTATTTATACCATGAGCATAATACCTATCTCCTCCAAGTCTTGTGTTACAAATATTACAACAATACCAAGAGAAACTTGGTTCATTAGCAATATCTATTTCTTCATCAGTAGCATTTTTATCTAAGTTGCATTCATTACATCCGGGACAAGCTCCAGTTGAAACAATTAGACCTTTAGTTTCTTTTTCTACTTTATCACAATAAATTTTATACTGTTTTTTATTCATAACTCTCCAAATGTTTTCCAATTTAATAACTTGTTCTGTAATTCACGGACGTTTCCGGGCCAATTATAATTTTTTAATTTGTCAATAAGTTCCTCTGGGAGTTCTTCTTCTAAGAAACTTTCTGCTATTTCTTTTATATCTTCTAGCCTTTCTCTTAGCGGAGGAATATGTATTCTAAATGTTCCTAGTCTTTCTATTAAGTCTAGTCTTAATCCTTTCAATGTTGTGTTGTTTGTTGCGGAGATTATTCTACATTCTAACTTCTCTAATATTGTTGAACCTACTGGGTAGTATTCCCTTTCTTGTAATACTCGAAGTAATTTTACTTGCAGTCCCACCTCTATCTCTGCAAGTTCATCAAGAAACAATGTTCCTTTTCCTGCTTGCTGGAACATACCAATTTTGTTCTCATTACTTCCTGTAAATGATCCCTTTACTGAACCAAATAACAAACTCTCAGCTAGGGTTTCTGGTAAAGCTGAAAGATTAACACCTACAAAAGGACCAAAACTATCTTCGTGCAAAGCACGTGCAATAAGTTCTTTGCCTGTTCCACTTTCTCCGAGGATTAAGATACTTTCTTTTCTTCCTCTCAGTTTCTCTACACGTTCTTTAAGCCTAGCTACTGCTGGAGAAGATCCAATAAAGGAGTCTAACTTAGACTCTTGTAGGAACTTTCTTGCTATTCCAAGAGCACCTTCGTCCCGTAAGCGTCTTGCTAGTTTTGGGTTCATAATTTGATTGCTTCTCCGAGGGTTTTAATAACTCTTGCTACTAATGTTCCTGTTGGAGCATGCATAACATACATATTATTATTACTAATTATAAGATCAGTATTTACCTCTTTCATTTGTCTCCAAAAAAGGTCTGGAGAATACTCTTTATAAGTAAGTTTATAAGTAATGAGAACATAATCACAAATGCTTAATGGTTTTCTCACACCTAGTGCGTGAACTTTATAATAGTATAAATTCGTCCTTTTACAATAATAATTTGCATAATCATCTAAATGTTCTTTAGAATCAAATATAAATATTGGTCCGCTTTCTGGTGCTTTTATAATACTATTAGGAGGATATGAAATAGAATATGGTTGCATGTAAACACTACAACTTCTATATTCATACAGATATTTATAAACAAGTTTATAATAAGTTTTCATAGTCTTTAATTATTAATATTTGTTGTTTCTTTTAAGTTTAACATGTCAGAAGTTATTTTATCATAAGACTTCTTTAGCAGAAAGAAAATCTCATAAACATCATTTATACTACAGCCTTCATTTATTAGAAGGTTTATAATTTTATATGTAATTACCATATTTTTAGGTTTCATAATTTTTAATCTTCTCCCAATATCATCTCTACTTCTTCTTCATTTATTTCTTTGATGTTTCCATCTTCATCAGTTTCTTCTGCATCTGTAACAAGTCTTTCACTTATCTCAGTCTCATCAACTTCGTTTGAGCTTTCATAAGCTTTGCTCCATGTTTCTTTTTTGCCAACATAACCTTTAATTGCACTCATCTTTGTTGCTACTTTCGAGGAAACATGTTCTTCAATTGTTCCTGCGAACCAACAAATATATTGTATGGTATCTGTAAGGGAGTCTATACGAACAGCACGGCCAAGGAATTGTACCATTTCTATTGCACTCCAGGTTGGCGGCACAAGAACAATTCGAGGGCGTGATGTATCACGGTCGTGGTGTAGGCTTAGAGCCACACCGCCGGCGCGCAAAGCTACACAAGCGCATTCAGCTTTGCCTTCCTGGAATCTATCCACATTTGATTGTCTCTTTTCTGCACTTTGACCACCAACAATAAGTGAAACTTTGTAGCCTGCGGCTTCTACTAGAGAGGAAACAATTTCAACAGTTTTAATAAAGTTAGATCCAACAATTACTTGTTTGCCTTCCTTGATATGTTGGATTGCCTGTTCTGCAAGATATGGGGCTTTAATTTCCTCTGCACGCATCCTAAACTTTAGCATTGCAACAAGTTTTGCTGCAAACCAGCCGGGGGAAGCTTTGTTTATTTTTGCTAATTCCCTAAGATAATCCTCATAGGCTTGTTGATAAAACTTTGCTTCCTCCTGAGTTTTGAATTGCATTAGCACGTGTTTAATGAATCCCCTATGAGGAAATCTCACACCTTTTACTACACGAATTAATCCCGGATTGTATTCATTTAATGTGTCTATTGCACGTTTTAATGCCGCAGCATTGTAATCTTCTGGATTGCGACATATGGACTTTGCGAATCTATTCCAAGTATTTTCTGTAATCCTAGACTTGATTTTCTTTCCATACCAATATGGATCAGGATATTCAATGTAAGGTCTAAGCGCAATTACACTTAGCTTCATTTCACTTACTCTTGTCCAAGGTGTGGCACTGGTAAATACTGGAATAAACTTTTCCTCAGGATTAGCAGAAGCAAGGTTAATATAGCCTAGTAAGACATCTTCTCGCAAGGTTCCATTATTCTTGAGTGCTTGATTTTCATCAAATAAACAAACCCGAGGAGCAAAATTCTTGTCCCAAACAGTATAAAAACTAGGCTGGCCATTTTTTATTTCCGTATGCCAGCTAAGAAATACTTCTCCAATAGTTGATCTAAGGGCATCATAGCCCATGACATAACCTGAAGTTTTAAGACAGGCTTTTTTAATTACTCTTTGAGTTTGTTTTACTGCGGTTTTAAAAGTTACTACCATCCACCCGGTCTTAGTTCCATCAAAGAAGCCTAGCAATTCTAGTGCTTTAAATGCTAAAGCATAGATATAAGTTTTTCCTGTTCCTGTTCCTGCAACAAGCTGTTCACCATTATGATTAGCAATAGAATTAACTAATGCAATACATTCCTCTTTTTGGAAAGGCTGGAGAAACTTAAGCTGCGAGCTTGTTTCGGCTTTTTCGCAAGCTTCGATTATCTTTTCTAGAGAGTAAGTATCTTGTGCAAGAATTACATCATTTACTTGTTTTACTTCCGGTAAACTATCTACAACTACAATGTCACTAGATTGCTGGCAGGTGCTTTCGGGCACTAATGCCAGTGCATCTTGCAAAGCGGGGGGTATAGACACAAGGGGAGCATCATTTGAATCGCTTGGCGGGGTGTTTTGTAACGTTAAAGTTTTTTCCCTTTGACCATTTGACATTCCAGCCTCGCTGACGCTCGTAGGGGACAAGCTTGCAAGTATCTCTTGTTGCTTCGCGGAGGGAATGAAATCCCAGACTTGTTTCCAATATTTCGGCAAGCACTTTCGCAAAGCTACTTGTTGTTTACCCGAGGGAGAAAAATCTCCTTTGGCTTGGATGTATTCTGCTACGGATGAGCAAAAATCACTATCAGCATAATCAAATCCCCTGCCGTTAAGATGTTTTGTTGTTTGTTGGCTTTGTTCATCGGCTTCTTGACACTCATACAATCGCACCAAAGCGCGCTTAAGCCATTTATCGTCGGTTCGTAATTTATCCACAATATAATTGTGGATTTTTATTTCTTCTATTGTCATATGGTTTTTCCTTGGAAAACAAAAACACCCCAAGATTTTAACCTTGGGGTGTTTTGTGGTAATTTAATTGACGCTACTTATAGGTTGTCAATCATCCTTTTAAGTCTCATAAACTTTTCAACTTGATTCTTGTCAAGTTTTCCTCCTATCTTGCTAAGGATTTCCTCCTCCTCTGCAAGTGCTTTACTTCGTTGTTCATTGGCCGCTTTGATTGCGGCTTGTTCGCGTTGATATGCTTTCTCCCAACGTTCTGCGGTAGAGACGTAGCATACTTTGACTAGATTGCCACCTTCAACTGGGATAAAGCTCCAATCTTCTGGATGGAGTTTTTTAAGCTCAGAGGCTACTTCAGAAGCCACTATCCTTTGCGGGTGGAATCGAAGCCAGCTTTCAATTAAGCTAGATACTTCTGAGATTAATAAATCTTGAAGATTCATAATTTTGCCCATTTAGCTACTTCTTCACGAACTGCATAATTATAGCCTGAGATGCTATTAAGATCTCGCAATTCCTTATCACATAGGAATTGTTCATGTTTCAACTTAATTGCCTCCATCACTAAAATATCTTTGGCAATTTCTTTAAGTTGCGATAAATCCTCTTGTGAATGTGCTTTCACAAGCAATAAGGCTAAGTATTTTTTCATAGCTAGAATTTGACTTTCAAGGTTTGAATTATTGATTTAATACAAACTTTTGCATTTCATCCATTAATTCTTGTGCTACATCTTTTTTACCTTCCCGGAGCGCGGCCATGATCTTTTTGTTGAACTCGTCAATTGTACTCTTGAGTTCATCTTTGCGATTTTTCCTCCAGCCATTCTCTGCGAACTTGATGAACTCTTCGTCACCAGGACTGAGCTTATACTCATTTTGCGCTTTCTGCAGGCGCAAGTTAAGAGTTTGTTGGAGCCAATCTTTGACAATTGTTTCGTTGCCAATGACTTGCTTCAAGTCATCAAAGCTAATTGCTTTGAGCGTTTCATCACTAATACCATAGTAAGTCTCAGTGTCTCCTTTTTTTGTTAGGAGACTGAGTGTAATCTCTACGGTGTTAACCTTGGTTGTGATTTTGTCTTTCATAGGTTTTTATTTTGTGGATTGTGTTAGATCCATCAAGTTTTTTGGTGGATCTATGCAATCCACAAAGGGATTGCACGAATTTAGTCCTTGTCAATAATAGTCAACGCTCGGTGAAGTGTTGACCAATCTTCGAGAAAATTAATATCTTGCATCCAGGATTTTTTCTGCCATGGAAACAAGTGTTTAAGGGTGTTAATCGCTACCTTTACCCTTAGACTTTGGGATGGAGCACCATTGTGTGGAGTATCTGGGTATTCGGTGTAAAATCGAGTTAGGATTCTCTCCACTTGATCCCTTCGGCTGTTTACTTCGTTTTCAAGATTTCTCATAGGTTTTTATAGGTTATTTGTGAACAAAAAAATCCGGTGGATTAAAATCCTCCGGATTAGAATCTAAATATGTCCCCTTCGATGCAGGGTAGCTCAATTGTCGATACTATTTTTTTCATGGTTTTTTCCTTTTATTTTAACCCCATTTCCGCTCTTGTCAAGCCCCTAACAGTGAAATATTCTAAACTTTATTTTACTTTTTGCCTCTCTCTTGGCATACTTTATGCTTCGCACCCTAAATTTTTTACAATCCCTTAAGCTATAGCTCCACCAAACTCTACTTCCCCATCATCTCCACGAGGGGGATGCTTGCTTTGCAGCTTGCTTTCTAGGTTTTCTAAAGTTTTTCCTTGCTTTTTCTTTACTTCCCCACAATCCTTACGAGGGGGGGATCTGAAGTTTTCTCTTGCTTTTTCTTTATTTACTTTTTTGCTTTAGGCTCCAAAAAAACATATGACATTATCTTATACAAATAAAAACAAAAAAATAAACAAAACAAAAAAATCTCTAAAAAAAATTTTTTTTTGATTTTACTCACACGCCTAGGGCTCAAGTCACTTTTTTACCCCTAAAACAAAACTCTAACTAAAGCTTTAATGTTAAAGAAAAGCTCTAGGATCAATTATAGGAGCTTGGAAGCCTGTATTTATTTAAGAATTTTTTTTGCCGTTGTTCCTGATAGTTAGTAGTTTACAAAAAGCGGAAGTAATTTCTAATATGGTTATAGCAAGAAGGCTACACGGCTTCTTATAATCAATCCTAGAGAGTTTAAACGCTAGGAAGAAATTGCCGATCACACCTATTGAATCATTATATCCTTACTAATATTAGTATCTTACTTAAGATTAAACTACTCTCAATCCCCAGAGAGCAAAATCCCAGATCTTCCAGGAAGCCTAATCCATGAAGTTTTGAAGTTCAGACTTCCTGCTAGTTGCTTTCCCAGACTTGCAACAACTAGATATGAGCTAGATCCTAGACCACGAAGTGTAGATAGCAATTATCCTGGGAGCTGAACTTGCTGGTGGGGAGAGGGCCGCGATCGCATACGCGAATAACACATGACTCTCTCTCATAAAATTCAAATTTTAAAAACTAGATATTTTATGTAGTTTAAAGTAAAATTAGAAAGCTTAGTAGGAAGTAAGGAGAAACTCGATGGCATGGAAAATGCTTAAGTAGAAGTAAGATATGAGATTTTACTTTACCCCAGAGGTAATACCTAGTGAGCAGGTTAGAGAACTAAAAGCAGACCTCGTGGAAAATGAGTTCGTTTGAGAAACAACTAGAGAGCTTTGTGAGAAGCGGGATGACAGATCAAGAGATTGCAGAGGCTCTTGAGCTGGATATCACGAATGTTTGTGTGGTGACAGAGAAGTTTCGCAGAAAACTCTCCCTCGCAAATGTGGCTAAGAAGTTTTCCTCCGAAGAAAGCTCTAAAACCCACGAGGAAGCTGCACTTGGGGTTATTACGGAGATTATGCACAATGCCCAAAATGATGGAGTAAGACTTAAAGCTGCACAATTTGTAATTGAGGAGGCTTCTGGTAGAAATAATGCGAGGGTCAAAAACCATGCAGCAAAAGAAGCACTTGGGTTGTTGAGGAATTTTGCATTAGAGATAATGCAGACAAAGAAACTTGCAGAAAACCAATTAGCTAAAGCCTCCGAGGGACATGGTCCTTCTATAGTAGAGGCTGAGATTATAGGATAAGATATGATTATTGAAATTAAAACTTCAGATGGAACTGTTGTAAAAGTTGAGGGAGATGTGACAGTGAGTTTTGGAGGACTTAATAAACCTAATCCTCCAACCCTCCCAGGAACTCAACCTCAGCCTACAATACTTCCCTCGTTGCCTGGAACACAACCTAGTGCACAGCCAGAACTTCCAGTAGGAAGTATAATGCTTCCCGGAGGAGGAATAGTAAAGGATTTTAATCTTTCTACTGCTAGTGGATGTGCAGATTGGTATATTTCAAAATATGCTTTAAAAGGAGAAGATGCACAAAATGTAAAAGTTGCGTGTTTTATGTTGTTTAATACGCTTTCTAAGGATTTTTGGAATGGACTAACACAAGAAGCGAGGATGAACACTATTGATGGTTTTGTTAAACAATTCACTAAGAAAGCTTAACTTATGGCAAAGAAACCATTTAGACCCTCCGAGCCGAAGGCTCCAGGAGAGAAACTAGAAAGTAGTAAAGTCTTAGACTTAGTTATGTGGTGCAAAGAGTGCTGTGCCTCCTGCGCGGCAACCCGGAGGCAGTTTAAAAGTATTACACTTAAACCTATTGTTGCTCAGTATAATGTTGTTGAGAAGGATGTGAATAAGGAGGATGGGTGGAAAGAATTATATAAAGCTGGGAAACTTCCATATCTAGGAATCTACAAAGAAGGTAAGTTACTAGGCAAGAAACAAGGTTTTAATCAAGTTTATTTCCTCCGAGCATTTTTAAAACGTTTTGTCTAATATTATGACTGCTACTGAATATCAAATACCGATGGATGTGTATGAAAGAATCATAAATGATTTTACTTACCATCCTCCTAATAACTCACAAATAGAAAGATATGCAGTTTTAAGAGAGTCTGCAAAACAACTGGCTCTTTTGATTGCTAAATGTTCTAAACAGAGCCGAGAACAATCTTTAGCCCTTACAAAACTTGAAGAAGCTATTATGTGGGCAAATGCTGCAATCGCTAGAAACGAATAAATGGACAAAGAACTCTCCAAAGAGGAAGTCCTAGAAGCTTTGAAAAAAGCTTTCCCTACTCCTGTAGAGTTCTTGTCTATGTTTGATGATGACATAAAGAGCGGGAGGACTACTCTTTATGGTTGGCAAGTAAGAGCGTTAGTAAAATTAGCTAAAAACTATACTATCTTAGACCCATGCTTGTTTTCCCTCCGAGCGGTAAATGGTAGTGGGAAAGACAAGTTTATAATTGCTGGCTTTGCTTGTTGGAAACTTTTACTTTCTCCTAATGTAACAATTCCAATAACCTCCTCCTCTGGATTTCAGCTCAAACATCAAACAGAAAAATACATAAGTAATCTTTGTAAAAATTTCAACGCCTATTTTGGCTCAGAGTTATTTGACATAAAACAACGAGAGATTAAAAATCTTGTTTTTGGTGGTGAGTGTCTTATGTTTGCCACCGACGAGGGAGGAAAAGCAGAAGGATTTCACCCTCGGGATGGAAACTCAGAACTAATATTGATTGTAAATGAAGCCAAAAGTGTAGATCCTGTTATCTTCTCTGCTCTTGAGCGATGCACAGGATTTACAATGAAAATCTATGTTTCCTCTCCAGGTGAGGCTACTGGAGATTTTTATGAATCCCAAGTATCTCCTCACTGGACAAAGCTTGTAGTTAAGAGTAAGGATTGTGAGCATTTTAGCAAGAAACACCATGAGATTTTAATTACAAAATACGGTGCTGATCACCCGCTAGTAAAGTCTATGCTAGATGCGGAGTTTGCCTCCGAGGACATGGTTAGCATAATTACTGCGGATATTCTAAACAACTGCTTTGCTTGTCAGCCTCCGCCACTTATTGAAAAGTTTAATAGATTTGGATTAGATTTAGCTGCCGGAGGAAATAAGAATGTTCTAACTGTTGTAAATGGAAACCAACTTATAAAGCAGCATAAGTTCTCAATGCAAAATACAGCTTTAGCTGCGAAGATTTTAGATAGTTGGTTTAAAGAATATGGTGCCCGAGGACAAGATATTTTTGCTGATGCCTCTGGGTTGGGGATTGGAATTCTTGATAACTTAGTTTACAACTACAAATGGGTTGGAATCCACTATGTATTTAACCAATCCAAAACATCTGACCCTCGCACATATAAGAATCTTGGAATAGAAAACTGGTATCATTTCAGGAAACTTCTTGAAGATTGTAATATTGTATTTTGTGAAAACAAAGCAGCAAACAAAGACCTTATAGACCAGCTACTAAATAGAAGATCCTTTATTAAAAGTGGTATTTTGCATCTTGAGCCTAAACATGAAGCAATCGCTAAAGGTAGGCTTTCTCCAGATGAAGCTGACAGTGCAATACTTGCATTTTGTAGTTACGAGGGAACAGGTTCGATAGTAAAACGCTACAAGAAAATAGATAAAGAAGATCCTAGACTTAAGGATTTTTCTCTTACTAAATGGAGCAAGATAGAAAAAGACAAGAAAGAAACCAAACCTTCTAGTGTGTTTTTAAAAAAGCTAAGTCAGTTAAACAACCTAATAGGAAAGGAAAACTAATGCCTAAGTTCGTCCCGCCAAATAAAGTTGGAATGAAGCGTCCTGGACCTCCTCCGCCACCTATGGAAGATGACGAGGAGTCTATGATGGAAGAAGCCCCTATGGAAGCTGATGAAACTCCTGAGTTTGATCCAGTTTCTTTCTGCGAGGGACTTACTCCAGAACAGAAAACACAACTTAAAGATTATCTACTTAGTGAAGAAGTTTCTGAGAAAGAAACTATGGAGGGCTAGTTATGGATTTTATAAACTACAAAGAAGCGAGGGAGAAGATTAGTAAACTTCTCGGTCAGTGGTCAGAGGAAGATACTAGGACAAAAGAAAATAGGAAATTCCGTTATGTAGAACTTGATGAGGAGGAGGAAAGAACTAAAGGAAACTTACAGCCTGATGAGAAATATATCCCTCTGAAACTTGCTGACACCAACATTAGGAGAGAGCAAGCTTCTTATGTAGCTTATCTAACCCAAGCTAGGAGGCAGGCAATTTTTAGTTGTGTTGAAATTCCAGACTTGCCTACAGAAGAACTAGAAAAAGACTTCACTACAAAATGTCGTTATGATGGTTGGCAGATTCCATTTTTTAAATCTGTCGATTGCACACCTATGCACGGGTGGAGTTGTTTTGAGGTTATTTATGATCAAACGAAACCTGGGAGGTTTGCAGTGGAGTATATCCAACATGAGGATCTTGTATTTCCACTTGATTGTGAAGACTTGCAAGGGCAGGAATTCATAATTCGGAGATATACCCTCACAGCTTTGCAACTCAGAGAGTTCAAAACTAGTGGGAGATTCTCCTCCTCCCAGGTTTCAAAAATCCTTAAAGATTTTGAAAAAGAAGACAGTAGTAAAAATAACTATTGTATTGAGAAAGTATTTTTCAAGCGAGATGGAGTTGTTTTTGTAGCCTGGAGTGCTTCTAAGGAAGATTGCACAGATTGGTTAGCTGCTCCGAGGCAGCTAAACTTAGGTATTTACAAAAATATAAATATTGATCCAAATACTGGAGAACAATCTGTAGTTGATGAGCCTATTACAGAATATCCAATTTTTAAGTTTGACTATCTTATTTCTGAAAATGATGAGATTTTTAAGTCTAAAGGCCGTATAGATTTAGATAGATCTTTGCAAGAAGCTTCGTCTTCTTTGATGTCCTCTTTCGTAACAGCCCATAGGCGAGCTGCTAATGTTTATGCAAACATGGATAATCCCATGGGAGGAGTAGGACGTGATCCTCTGCAAACAGACATAAAACTAAGTCCCGGAGTTGTAATGGATAGTGCGATTAAGTTCTGGCAACTTACTCCTCCTACTCCAGCAATGCTGCAAGCAATCCAAGCATTAGCGATTCAAAATCAGAGTGAAACCTCGCAGCCTAATTTTGCTGTTCAAAATCGCAAAGATAGCGAGAAAACTGCAACAGAGATAAAAGCAGCAACAATGACCAGCACAATGCTTACTGCTGTTCAGGTAGCATTGTTATCTGCGGTTATGAAGGGGATTTATACTCTTTGCTGGAAAATCTACCGTTCCCAAGTCCTCGCAGGGATTGTGAAAACTCCCACAAAAATGGAATATTTCAAATACACATATATTCTAAAACCTGCTGGGGATCAAGATGTAATTGAAAGACAGGAGAAGTTGCAGAAGTTTATGCAATTCTGGCCAGTCTTTGCTCAAACACCTTTTGCTCAAGGAAAAGTAGGAGAGTTATTTTTTAGAAAGTTTATCTCCCTCGCTTTTCCTGATGAGGCTGAGGATATTTTCCAAGCTATGGATGAGCAGGATATGACTAAGAAACTTCTTGCTTCTATGCAGCAAGTAATTCAACTTATGATTCCTTTTGTAATAAAAGATCCCGAGGGCCAGCAAATGATAGCTCCATATATGGGACAACTTCAACAAATGAATCAAGTAGTAACTCAGTTACTTTATGGACAACAAGGAACACCCGGCGGAAGTCCTCCTCCGCGAGGCATGGCTTCGCCACCCAACAACAATCAAGCTAGTGGAGCGCCTCCAGAAACAGCGCAATCAATACTTGGTTGACCTAGAAAATAAATTTCTCTTACTTTCAAACGATGAAGTAAGAGCAATTATAGCAGAAACAAAAGCATTAAGAAAGGTAACAGATGAACTTAATAGACCCTAGTGTTATGGGATTGGATATTGATAAGCCAATTCCTAGTGTGAAGGAATCAAGTGGTAAGTCCTCCGAGCCTAGTATTGTTGAGCAGAAGATTAAAAAAGGTCCGCCTCCTCCAGAAGCTTTAGATAATGTTACTATTGAAGATGACAAAAATCCAAATATTGAGAATTCTGAAGAAGATAGTGATTTCTCTGAGGATATTACTCCTCCAGGCCAAGCACCAGAAGCTCCTTCTGATCCAGATGAGCCTATCGTAACAGGTGCTACGGAAGAAAAGCCACAAAGTGATGCGAGGGACTATTCTATATTTGATCCCGCTGATGCTCCTTTTTTGAAAAAAGTTCCTAATGGGGTTTTTAATCATCTTAAAAATCGCCTCCCGGAACTTTATGCTGCTGCAAAGCGAGTGCAGGAACTTGAAAATTCTCAAAAAGAAGCCTCGCAATTTTTTGGCCATCCTAATGGATATTTACTACATCCAGATTTTGAAAAACAACAAGTAGAATTTACTAAAGCAAATTTTGAAACTCAATTCTGGCATGAACAGCTAAAAGCTATTAAAGCAGGACAAGCATATTGGAAACTTGATGGATATGATGAAAAAGGGGAGCCAAAATTTTCTGGACCTTTTAATGCTGATGGTGCTGATGATATTAATATGCTTGGATTATATAACCAAGCTGTGCAGAAGAAAGCCTCCGCAGAAGTAGCATTAAAAAATATCCAAGAAGGACACAAGAAATTCTATGATGACCAGCTTGGAGTAGTTAATAGGGAAGCAGAAAAGTATTTTGCTTGGAGGAAGAACGAGAAAATTCTTGATGATTCAAAGATTTTCGGAGGGACTACAACACCAAAAGCATTACGCAAGCAATTTCTCGACACACTCCCTCCAGCCTTTAAATCTTTTATTCCATCTGATCTTGGTGCTGACCTGTTTCTTACTGCTAACCTCATGGCAAAGAGGATCAAGGAACTTGAGGCACAAGTGCAGAGCAAGAAAATTGAAAATCAAACGCTACAAAAAGTCCAGCCATCAGTAAGTTCAGCTAGAACATCAAAAGCTAGTAAGAATTCAACTCTTATTAATCTCGAAGAAATCGACAAAGATTTATAGTCTTCTTCTATGAACCATGCTAAGTATAGAACATATCCTTGGCATGGTTCTTGCTTCTATCAATTATCCTTCCAGGACTTCCTTCATCGAGTCCTTTCAATGCTTCTAAATGTCTGTGGGCAAGACAAGCTGCTAGAGCTAATTTCTAGTTTTAAAAGTTGAACGAAAGGTATCTATGCCTAGTTGGTATGAACAACCTGCAACTTTCGCTCTTGCCGAGACAGAAGATAAAGACAAGTTTGCAAAGTTGCCTTTTTACCTTGTTAAAAATGAGGTAAAAGTTGCTCCCAGGTGGAATATTTGGGATCAGCTTTTCGGGACTATCCCCTGGAAAGCAAACATGGGTAATATTATGAAAAGTGCGCGACCGGAGCCATCTCCGATTGCTAACACTTTTGTATATCCCAACAATGTTGATGTTGAGCCTACGAAGAACGTCTATGAAGTTGATGAAGCTTTGCAGACTGCTAGGATCAAAGCTCAAGATTTTGAAACCCGTCTTATCACTTTTGTTCCCTCGTTCCAAGATTTTTGGCAGGGTCAAGTTAAGTATAAGAGTTCTGATATTACTCGACAGATTCAAATCTTCAACAATCAGTTTATCCGCACAGTAGCTTATCAACGTTCTCCTCTGGTGCAAATTGCTGGAGTTGCGGACTTGACTAATGCTCCATATTCTGATGAGGGTCAAACTGATGTTAAGAATGCTGCTTGGAGGGCTAATATTGCTGCACAGGTTAAGACAAACTTGACTTTGAATGTTATTAATCGTGCGCAGATTGCTCTTGAGGAAGACCTTGATGCTCCTCCTTTCGAGGGTGTTAATAACATGCCCTCTGATAACGAGGGACTTAAAGGCAAATTTGTGTTGCTGTGCGATAGCGAAGCTTATAGCATGTTCCGCTATGACCAAACAGCACATGATCTGAAGTCTGTAAATCTCGATCTGTTGTTTAATGGTTTCCGAGGTAGTTTGTGGTCCAAGATTACTTGCAAACTTGAAAAAGGTGCAATTCGTTTTGGAGCAGATGGGACAATCTACAATCCTCAGATTGTTCTTGATGAAACTGCTGAGGGACGTGGACGACAGGTGATTGTTAATCCTGACTACGCATCTCTTACTAAAGCTCCATTTGGTGTTGCTTGGCTTATGGGAGCAGATGCTTACAAGTCTATTGCTGTTGGTGCTCCTCCGAAGGAGTTTAGCTCTAAAGCAATTGATCAAAAGAAGTTCTATTCTATGAATTGGAACGGTGAGGTTTATATTACTGACCAAGTTCTTAGGGTTACAACTTCTGGTGGGAATGTTACTCATGTGGATACTAACAAGTATGGACGTTTGCTTCAACTTATTGCAAGCGTTACTTGTGGGTGTCTTCCTGGGCAACCTCGGAATTGCATTCCTATCTTCTATCGTCGGGCACGTCCTGAGATTTAATCTTTAAGAAAGGAAACTAAGAATATGAAAAAGATTTTTCTGGGACTTTTCCTCACAGCTAGTTTTGCTGCTCAGGGTGCAACAGTTTCTACTGTCTTCACTAACAGTAATACAAACGCTGTAATTACTGGCTACTTGTCTATTTCTTCTATTACGCTGGCAAATAATACTACAACTGATGCTGCAAACATCACATTGTATGATGCGCCAACTAATAGCTTGACTTATACACTCAGTGCTTACACTAATAACACAACTTCTAGTGTTATTACAAACAAAGTTAGGTGGACAAACTATTTTGGAGCTTATCAAACAAATAGCTTCTTGATGGTTACTAACACTACTGCAACTGTTGCAGCTTCCACAAACCTTTATCCAACATTGTTGACAACCACTGTTCCTGCTGGAACAACTCAGACTTACACATACACTGATGGACTGGAGGCTTTGAGAGGAGTATTAGCAACTGCTAATACTAACGCAACTATTACAATTAACTATCGACGGCGGTAGGTTCTTCCCCTGGGAGGGAGTGGGCTAAAAACCTGCTCCCTCTTTTTTATTTATGAAAAAGTTATTTCTTCTTCTTCTTTTTCCTCTTTTTGTTTATTCCCAACCACTATATCCAACAACGCCTAATTATAAAGATGGAAGACTTCTTGTGGATGTTGGGACTAATGTGACTTTTACTGGAACAGTTACAAATACGATTTTTACAGATGTAAATGTTACTAATACCATAAATGCTGCGGTTAATACTCAGACAAATGTTGGTGGGTTCACTCAGATTGGCGAGCAGATTGTTTATGTTGACACTACTGCGACTGGAGTTGCGGCAAATGATGTTTTAGCTACGGCAATCTCTATTTCTAATGCTTCCAGAACTACTGGAGGAAGTGCAATTTTACAAACACTCACTTGGACTCATGGTGGAACTCTTGCTGATCCAAGTGTGAAGCCAGATATAAATCTACTTGTCTGTGTAGATACAATAACTTGGCCAACTACAAATGCTGCTGCAAATTTAGTTCAATCTGACTTGACAAAAATCGCCGGTGTTGTTCAATTCACAACTGGAGATTTTGTTCAAATAGGAACTAATTGGATTGCCACAAAAACCGGACTTGGTATTGGTTTTACTCCACTTGCTACAACTTTGTATATTTATCCAGTAAGTAAAACAGCAATTACAAACAGCAATCCTTCAAGAATTTCTTGGACAATTCTCCAAGATTAACATGAACCGCCGATTTTTTCTCAAGTGCGCTGCAACAGGATTACTTGTTCCTAGCGCATTTGCTGTGCCTCCTGTGCGCTACCGCGTGCTGAGTGGTTCTGCTGTTAATCCTTTCCGCACTTGGAACTTTGCTGATGGACTCCCAAGCATCTTCAAGCACAACGGCACATGGCGCGTGTCGGGTGGCGTGCTGGTGAATGAGCCGACGCTTGGGCCAGAGTTGATAACGAATGGTGGATTTGATTCGGATACGGGATGGACGAAGGGAACTGGGTGGACAATAGAATCAGGAGTTGGCAAAGCCAGTTCGGCGTCATCGTTCTTGTCCCAGACAATAGATGGCACCAAGGATATGTGGCTATTCAATTCATTTACTGTCGTTTCCATAACTGCAGGAAATGCTAG